AAGATGTTGTGGGGGTAGAGGTTTGTTTAGGTTCTTCTTTCTTCTTAGAAGGAATTTTTGCAACTTGTTTGACTTCATCATCTTCAGGGACAAGTTTTTCAAGTTCTTCAAGAGCGTTCAAAAATTCATCATTTTGAAAGATTTCAAAACCATTTTGTTTATCAAATCTTTCAAGACCTTCAATTTGCACATCCCAATCTTTTCTTGAAAAGACATCTTTATACTGATCTTCCAAAGAAGGTAATTCTTCGAGTTCTTGCAAAATATTATCAGGAACTCTTGTTCTCAAGAAGAAATCATCCCAACTTTCACGTTTAGAAGCATCAGGTAATCCGCATGAAATATCAAATTGTGACTTACCTTTTTCATTTAAAGTTGTATTAATAATCAAAGGATAACCTTCATCACAATCTGAAAAAATATCTATATTAATTACATTATTATTAGATCTTTCAAGAGAAATGTTTTTCATCTTCTTCCACCATTGTGGACGTACATCAAAACGGTGAATTTCATCTTCAACATAAACATAACAAACATAATTCAAATTTGGACTAACACCCCAAACCCATTGTTTTTGTCTATTGAAATAACCTGTTATAGGTGCTAAAAATTTCTTTTTCTCATCTGAATCTTGAATATCATTCGCAAGTGCATAGACAAAATCGATATAAATCATTACAGCATCTTTGCCGCCCATTTTATCACTATGAACATCAGATGTAAAGATATCCTTTTGTCTTACCTCTTTTTTACCTGTATCTTTTCCATCTTTATCATAGATAGGACATTCAATAGGAAGTTTTACAACTTTACGTGAAATATAAGGTTTTTCACCTTTTACTGAAGGTAAAACTCTTAATTCATAACGACCTTCTTTATTTACTGTATAAAAACTTGCTCTACCACCTTGATTCCCAAATGCAGGATTTTTCATTGTGGCTTGCGCTTTTTTCAAATCATCATCTACTTCATCAATACTAACTTGCTTCTTGTACTTTGAACGATCAAAACTCATAATAATAAAATTTAAAATTAATACTTACTTTAATTTAATACTTTTCAATTGTTTTAAAACTTCTTCATTAATCTTCTTATACTCTTCTATATATTTTTCAAATGTTTCAAATTCTTTCTTAGTTTCAAAAATCTCATAATCTCCAATTTTATTCATAAGATGTTGTAAGGACATACCAAATGCAACAGGTTTTTCAACTTCAACATTCTCTTCGCCATTTCTATTACCATAAGATATTTTAATCAAATCCCAATTAAACGGTGCATGAATACATTGACTAATAAAAAAATTCTCAGTTAATTTTATCTTCATAATTCAGGTTTTATAATAGTAAATGAATTTATTTTACCTTCGATTAATTCGTTCACAAATTCTTTAGGTGTTACTTTAGGTAACAAATTATTCAATTTCTGATCTTTACTTTTTATTGCCCACCATAACGCATCTAATTTATCTCTTTTTGATTCAATTTCTATTTGCTCCATTAAATATTCTTGATATTTATCATTAAGCAAAACTAATTCATCAAGTCCTTTTTCAGTCAATTTAAATTCTTCTTCATCAATACTAACTCTGCCATTATTGTTAGCAGCTTCTCTTCTGTATTGTCTTTTCAATTCAGATACATAAACATCACAATAAAGTTTTGCTTCTCTTGCTTTTCTTTCGTAATCTGCTTTCCATTGTCCTATTTTATTCAATAATGCAGGTATCGTAACTACTTCACCATACAAATTAGAATAATTGATTGATGTGATATTTTCAAGATAAATCTCTTCATCTACATCAGGTGATATAAGCACAATTGTTTTATCTTCTTGTTCAATAATAAGTTTCATATCTTCTTTATTTTTATGTAAAGGTATGGTTTTTATTCGTTTTATACAACATAAACCATACCTTATAAGTATCCTTTATCTAAATAATGTACCTTATGTTAAAACAGTAAATAACGAATTTATTGTCGTCTGTAAAACGTATTCTTGTCTAAACTTATCCCATTGAATATAACCATTAAGAAGTAAAATATTCCCCTTACTATTTCTTAATGATTCTGCAACTTCTTCAAATAATTCAGAAAATACATAGACATTTATAAAATCATAATTACTTTCTAATGTTATAGTAGCAAAAAGACCTTTCTTAGATTTTCTCTCTACTAAATCTACAACATATCCACCTATAGAAGCTAAGCGATATTTTGTAGTGCCTGTCCAGTATTTAACTTGACTAATATCGTAGAAATCATGTTCATCATCATAAAGTTGAGGAATATGATAATTTCTTACAAGATATTCATAATCAAAAAATGCAAGTCCTGACACCTTCTTTTGTTGTAAAGTCCACCACCAATCATTTTTCTCTTTACGAGCTTTAATAATATTAGTCAAAAGATCTTTATCTTCAAGAATCTTCACTTTCTTGTTTTCTCGATAGGATTCAATCAATTTCAATCTTTCGTGAGGATGCTCTATATTCTCCAATTTATCAAACGCACCACTATAGATGAGATTTTCAATAACAGATTTGTTTACAGGAGATCCTTTTATTATACATCTATCTATAAATTCATCAAGTGAAAAGAATTCTCCATTATCATGTCTTTCCTTTGAAATAAATTCTTGAGCTTTTTCACCACATTGTTTAACTGAATTCAAAGCCCAATACATACTTCCTGTTTTGACATCTGAAACAATATTTATATCAGACTTATTTATATCTACAGTACGAAGTTCAATGTTACCTGATTTCTGAATTTCATTAACATAAAAAGGATAATCTTTACTTTCAGCATAGGAGAATGTTACAGACCAAAACTCAATAGGATAATGCACTTTTAACCAAAGACAGTTATATCCATTTCGTGAATAAGCGATTGCATGGGATTTGTTAAACGCATAGGCTCCAAACTTCACCATTTGATCCCAAAGTTCTTTTGCATAAGATTCTTCTACACCAAATTTATTAATATAACCTTTTACAAATTTTTCTTCGTATGATTGAAGTTTTTGTAAATTTTTTTTACCAATAGCTTTTCGGACACCATCAGTGGTCTCTAAGTCAAAATCAGCAAGATGCTGACAGAGACGCATTATATCTTCTTGGTACACTATAAAGTTTTTTGACTTTGATAAAACTTTTTCTGCACCTATTGGAGCTTCTTTATCAATTTCTCCTTTCTTAGCAAGAATGTATTCATTGTGAAAATTGTTCTCAATAGGTCCAGGACGATATAAAGCTGCACATATTCCCATCTCATCAAGACTCTCGGGTTGCATTTGAACGCAATAAGATGAAAGTCCTTTTGCACCGAAGTGAAATGTGTCACTCAAAAATCCCTTCTTTATATACTCAAAAACTATCTTATCATCTAAAGGAATATCTTTATAGAGATCTAATTTAATACCATGATTCTTATAAATCAAATCAAGCATATCAGAAAGTTTTGATAACTGCTGAATTCCTAATATATCTTCTTTTAAGAATCCAGCATCTTCAATTTCTGAACCTTCCCATTGTGTAACCATTAAACCTTGCTGTTTCTTAATAGGAGTCCACTGAGCTGAAGTTTTCTCATCAGGTAATACTACTGTACCACAAGCATGAATAGAAGATGTCTTCGGTATATTAAGAATAATCATCATATCGTCAAAGAGTTCTGTGTTATCTTTGACGAATTCTCTCATTTCTTTATCCTTACAGATGACTCTAAAGAAATCCTCTGCACTTTCCATCCCTTCTTCATCTCTTAATCTTGCTGTAAATCGTCTTACTGTTCCAATAAGTAAGTTGTGACAGCGAGCAAGGTCTGTAATGGCAGCTTTAAGTTTTAATGTACCGTAAGTTCCAAGAGATACGACTTGTGTTTTACCAAATCGATTCTCCATATATTCTTTTACTCTTTCCCTTCCTTCAGAAGGAAAATCTGTATCGATTTCAATTAGTCCGGGAGGCTACCTAATGATGTAGCCTCCCGGATCTCCTTTCTTAAATCTTTAATTGTTATCATAAATTTCTTTCTTTAAATTTGACTAATTTTCAACATTATCTGGAATTTTATTCAAAATTAGCTTTCATAATCTACTAAATTATCACCTTCTTGCAATTCACCAGCCTTAACGACCATCTTTTCTTTATTACGTAAAATTCGTACAAAATCAGTAGATTTGATACAAATAGGTGAGGAACTATTTTCGTTTATGACTACCTCTTCAACTTTATCGTGACGTATCAAACGACCTGTTGTTAAAAAACGTTCAAATAGAAGGTCATATTCAAGAGGATTAACGTTTACCAAACCTAATAAATAAGAGATTAAGCTCCCTGCTGACGAATTATGAACAATAACTCCTTCTATATTATAAGAAGGATTATTTTTTACTTGTAAATCATAAACTTTTCCTGAATATGGAATTAATACTTTCTTCTTTAGTTTTACTATTTCTTCAGATACTTCCGATAAAATATCAGTCTCATTTAATTCAATAGCTTTCACATAACCTCTATTTTTTGTTAAAATCTTATGATCTTCAGTACAAAAAATTTCTTTACCATTATCTAATTCAAGTTTAATCAGCGATTCGTTTACATTATAAACAAATTTATTTTCAACTTCATTCCAACCAACTTCTCCTTGAACAATATCACCAATCTCAATATCTTCAATATATTTCAAGCCATTTTTTGTTTTAACTCTTGATTTAGGATAGAAGCAACCACGTCCACTGCCTAAAAGTATATTTTCTTTCTTACACCAATTGACGATATCTCTCAACATTAAAAAGTAGTCGACTACATCTCCTTCTTCAATTACTTTCATTTCTCTTTCAAGTCGTTCTTGAATGATTTCATCTGAATATTTCTCAAGAAGTTCAGGATGATTTTCAATACCTTTAAATATCAAATCTTCAAACATGTCAATATTAGTTTCGTATTGAAGAGCTTCTTCATCAGTCATATGATAAATAGGCATATGTCGTATTTGTGTTTCAATTACAAAATTGCATTCAAATGACACTTCTTTTAGATTTGAAACGGCTCTTTCCCACGTAGAAAAGAATTTTTCATCATTACCGAATAAATAACTTAATTCTTCAAAATATTCTTGATAATTTTTGAAATATTGATTTTTACTTTCGTGTGTAATTATCTTACCAATAGAATTTAATTTCTTTTTAACGGGATACCATTCTTTCTCTATATAATAAGCATCACACATTGCGATAGGTTCGAATTCACTTAAAAAGAATCTTTTTAAATTGTTTAAATAATCTATATCCTTTTCTTCTTTTTCAAATACAGTTGTATCAAGTTGATAATAAGGTACTATTTCTTTTAGATTTGTAGGTATATTTCTATATTCTATTGATTTAGGATCCCAAATTAAAACTAATCCATCATAACAATCCTCAATATCTTCTTGTGTAACAAAAGCTTTATCATTTGTATTTATTATTTCATTCAATTTTAGAAGGTTCTGCCAACCTATTTGATTTTTTACAAATGCTTTAATAGTGTACTTCAAATCTTTTTTCTCGTCTACAATTATGATCTCCATTCCTTGAATAGAACGTAATCCTGCTTTTTGACAAGCATTTTGAAATTTCATACAGCCTGCTAATGTTCCTTTTTCACAGATACCAAGACTCGTGATTCCTAAGAATTTAGCTTTCTCACACCATTTCTTATAGAGACCTACACTATTTAATAATTCAAGAGGACCATGAATCCCAAGATAAGTATCTATATAAAATTCTTCATCTTCAAGTTTAGCTTTACCTAACCATTTTATAGGATTTAATTTTACTTGCAATTCATCTCCCTTTTTAAGAGAATACCAAATACTACCAAAACTAAAAATGTAATTATCACAATCAGTTCTATCGCATGCCCAATGAAAATCTTCATCAAAAAGAACTTTCTTACCTTCTTCCCATTCTATAGGTTCAAATAGTTCATACGTTTGATTATTTATCTCAATGACATAATCTCCTAATTCTTTGTAATCTATAAAATTGTCATTAAGATATTGAATTAATTCTTTATATAATTCTTTCATATACGAATTTAATTAAAAAGGGCCAGAAACATATTTATTCTCTGACCCTCCTCTATCAACTAAAAAAGAACTGAATATTATTCTGACACTACATCAAAATGTTTATCACACACATGCTTTACAACTGTATAATAAGTAGATAATGCTTTAGCAATTTGATAGAAAGAACGTCCGTCATTCTTCAATAGTTCATCATAAATCTGAGAAGAAAGATCTTTCATGCCTTCAGGTTTAGTTTCAGATTTAGGTTTAACATTGAGAATTGTTTTCGGAGCTCTTGGTTGCTTTTCTTTTTTTTCTTTTGGCTGTTTCTTTTCTTTCTTCACAGTTTTTGCAACAATCTTTTCAGTTTTCTTGGTTTCTTTACGCTTTTTCTCATCTTCAGGACGAGGTTCTTCAGCGTTTTTACTAACAGATTCTGCGTGTTCTTCTACTGTTTTTTCTTCTTTTGCTACATCTTCATCAGAAGCAATGTACTCAGGATCTGTATAGGTTTCTATACCTGCTTCTTTTTGTTCAATCAACTTTGCAAGTTCTTCTTTAGAATACTTTGCATAATTCTGAATACCAAGTTCATTAGCTTTTTTACGAAGTGTTAACAATGATTCTGCCATAACTTTAAATTTTACGAATTAATAAATTTATTTCTTTTGATGACCTAAAGGTCTACATTTTCTCATTACGTTGCAACATTTGGACATGAGAAAATGTTATCTCTTTTAATTGTTTAAGTCTCTGTTCTACGGAACCTGATATAGTCTGATAAGGAATGCTATTTAATTGAAGAGTTGATCGAATAATCAGATCAATCTCTTTCTGAAATTCTTTTTTCATCGACCTTATACCGTCACCAACTACATTGAATTCAATAGGTAAATATATCACCGTTCCTAAATCATTCTTTCTTTCTTTTAAGATAGAAAGTTGTCTTTCTGTTTCAATTCGAGTAAACTGTTTTTCTTCTTCAGACATTTCTTTGAAACTTAGTATCCATAAAGTATATGAAACTACATCAATGATACATCTATCACTTATCAGACTTTTCTTTTGATCGAGGACTTTCATATACTCATCAAAAATAAGTTTCTGAGACTTCCAATCACCTTCTTCGTTGATTGTAACTTTCTTTTTCTTTAAAAGATCTCTTACTTTCTCATTGCTGAATAAAAACTCTTTAAAATCAGGATCTTTTTTAGCTTCCTCAAAAAGAGTGGTTTTGCCGGTACCTTGGGCGCCGACAAAATTAATTTTCAAATTATCTTTCATTATTTTGATAATTATCTATTATCTCCTGAACCATGTATCACCCCTCTACGAGCTCTCGAAGCAAGTTTATTAATATTACCTTGAGCAATCTCGTTCATTGGTTTATCAAACGTAATTGATGCAAGATCAACAAAACTCTGTAAAAGCTCATCCCATCTTTGTTGAATCTTTTCTCTTCTACTTTCAGGGAAAATACCGAAATCATTCTTTTCTGTATCCCAATCATCTCTCAAATATTTCTTCATTTGTTCGCAAATCGCTCCTGAATGAATAGATATTTTAAAGAGAGCTGCTGTAGGATTTTCACTTGGTTCCGGCCAATCAATTCTTTCTTTTAAATTGAATTCGGTTCGAATTGCTGCCATATACCATAAACAATCTTGAAATTCTGCTTCAATTGCATCAATTGGAGCTTCTTCATTAAGTTTTTCATAAAATTCTCCGACCTCTCCGGCAAGCCCGAGTGTAACATAAATCAATGCTATCTTTGGAGAATACATTTTTGTTGTGCTTGCTAAATTCTCGTAAGATTGATAATTCGTAACTTCCATTTACTTCTTTATTAATTTGTTCTACAATAAATAAATAATTCTTAGGTAATCGATCGTTTTTAGATCCATTTTCTTTCGACCACATTGGTTGACAGTTTCTATAATTAAAACAAATAAGAATCTCTTTTTCATTTGTTAAATCAAACCATCTAATAGGAACAATATGATCGACTGCCCAACCATCTTTTCCACCATAATTGTCCCAGGTCATTCCAGGCTCAAATTGACTTTCTAAATGTTGTTTAAATTCATCAATGGAACAACCGAGAAGATCGATGGTGTGACAATCATTATATCCTTTTGTAAGATGTCTGTGAACTCGATTTCTAAGTCTTTTTATCAATCGATTGTTTACATTAGAATTGATTCTTTCTAATTCTTTTACTGCTATCTGTTCTTTATGAGTTTGACGATACTTAATATTCGCTCTTTTATAAGATTCAGATTTTGCATTTAATCTTGCTCTTTGTCGACAAAGAGCATCGTATTCAGGATCAATTTGACGTTTAATAGCTTTAGAAATTGCTGCTCTTTTACTTAAAACATCTTTTCCGGTTTTCTCTATTCTACGTTGATTTTGTTTCTTTTTGCATTCCTTACAACAAAAATGAAATCCGTCAGGACTGTTCTTCCAATGATGAAATTCAGACAAAGGTTTTTCTTGCTTACAATATCTACAAACTTTAACTCCTTCCGTTTTAATTTCTGAATCCACTTTATTTATGATTAATTTTCCAAATTTGGATTTGTCTTAAAAACTCATCTCGACTATTCATAGAATTATCTAAAAATAATCCTGAACAATAATTTGTTACCATAGAAGAGCTATCTTCTGCGCCTCTCATACTTACACACATATGTTCAGCTTCAATATAAACAGCAATTCCTCTAACAGAATCACCGAACACTTCTTTAAGATAATCATGAATCTGTTTTGTCAACTGTTCCTGAAGTTGAGGTCTTTTTGCAAACCAATGAACAATTCTATTTAATTTAGAAAGTCCTACGACATCTCCGCCTTCTTGTGGAATGTAAGAAATGTGGCAAACTCCGCAAAAAGGTAAAAAATGATGGCTACACAATGAATTAACTTCAATACCCATTTCTGTTACCATCCCTGTATAACCAGTTCCTGGGAACGTTGCAATTCTTGGTCTTTCTTCATAAACTCCTGAAGTAATTTCATTTACCATCATCTTTGCAACACGATAAGGAGTTTTTACCATATTAGGATCATTCTTCCAATCATATCCTAATGCTTCAAGAAACTTACCGTAGGCTTCTTCTGCATTTTTCATCATTTCCTCTTTTCTTTCTTTAGAAAGAACAATGTTTTGACCTGCTTTTAATTTAAAATCCATATTATTTATTCCTTTCTTTTTCCCAAATAACAATTTGTAATCTATCTGAATAGTGATATCCATGTTCAGCACAATATTCTGCTACCATTTTTCGATTTTGATCTAATTCATCATTCGAGCTTCCAGCCGGCATTAAAATAATATTCCATGGATTAATAAATTTATTGTCGTACCAAAGCTCTTGACCATCAAAATCTGTTGGATAACGTTTTCGACATTTTCTTTCAATATCAAAATCTATTAAATCCTTAATTTGACTTTCAATTTCTTTAAAATCTTCTCGACAACCTACAACATATTTTAACCTATAGTCTTTTATGTATTCAATTAAGTTCCACAAAGCTTCCTTATTGTATCTTGATGAGGCATGTTTTTTCAAACTTGGTGTCCAACTTAATCCAAATTTTTTCAATTTTTCATTAGTAGGTTCAGAAGAAGATAATTTTGGCGAAATATTCGCTAAATCAATTCTCTTCAAAAGTTTTTCGTCTACAACTATAGAACCATTTGTTTCAATTGAAATATCCATATTATAATCTTCTCCAATCTGAATCAAATCAAAAAGAACCTCTTGATTTAAACATGGTTCCCCACCACTTATGCATAAAGTAGTTGTTAATGGATATTTTTCAATGATATCCTCAACATCTTTATATGTGAATTTATTCTTTTCAGGAGAAAAGCTGGAATAAGCGGTATCGCAAATACTATTATCAAAACAACAACGTAAATTACAACCAGACATTCTAACAAAAATTGTCGGCGTTCCTGCTTCAACTGATTCACCTTGAATTGAATTAAATAGTTCTATAATAGGTTGCTTTTTCTCATAATCAAGTTTTCTTAACATTGTTTTTCTATTTTAGGATTAATAAAATATTTTCCATCAGATTCTTTAGTATGACGAAAGAAACTATGTAATTCTTCTGACCAATCATTTAATACACCAACAGAATAAGCTGCAGATAAATCTACAGGAAGTAAATCGAAATCATTTATTGTTGCTTCAGCATAACCTGTTGCAGTTTCATGATAAATTACCTTATTACATTTTACATTCCCTTCGCCATTATTAAATTCTGTTGCTTTAATCATTGCATTAATCATATAACAAATATACAATGCAAGATTTTCAGCAGAAGGACTTATAGGAAGTTCAATCCAACGATCACACCATTTTTTCATATCGTTCTTATATTCTTCCTTGTCTTTATTCCAAATCAGCATACAATGATCAAAAGAATCGATCCATTGTCCTATATTTTTCTTAATCAAAGAAAAATCTACAATCATTCCTCCATTATCAAGTTTGTCTGAAGTTAAGAATACTTCAATAATTGCTGAATGACCATGAATACTTTTTCGACAACGATTTGTTGAACAATTGCGTACAATATGTGCTCCTTCAACTTTAAATAATTTTCTAATCTGCATAATTTTAATTCGTTTAATTATTTTGTCTAAAGATACTACTTTACTTTAAAGCATCTATCGAAATGGTGTGCAACAGTTTAATTTTTACATAAATATATGGAACAAATGTCTTCTTTTCATTCTTATAAATCTTAATAGAATCGTAAATAGGATAATTGTTCTTAATCTTACATTCAATGTTGTCAAATATCACTGTTTCACCAGGTTTTAAAAGATAAAATTTGTCCCAATATTTAGTCTTTTGATTCTTAGGTGAATATTGAAATGAAGGTAATCCTTCTTTATTTAGAAATTCATTTTCATAGAATGATTTAAATTGTTCGTCAGAATCAAAAATACAACTTAATGAAAACTTTTCTGATAATTCTATAATTTTAAACTTTTTCTTATTTGCTACATCATTATTTATTTTCTTGAATTCAGCTTGTTCGTATATTAATGCTCTTAATTTATAACTAAAATATTCCAATTGAAGAATTCTAAGAAAATCTTCTTTTGATAATTCTCTTGTCTTTTCCATATTCAAAAATTTTCTTGTAAAATTACAAATTATATTTTTAATATGGAAAAAGGGTTACGTTTAAGTAACCCTTAAATATCTTTACCAATTGATTTTAACTAATCTTCCACCCCAACCTTTAGTTGTTGATCCTGAATATCCTAATGATGAAGTAATAAGTTTGTTATTTTTTATACATAAAACTTCTTTATGCAAAGCAGTTCCGTATGAACCATATTTAAATTCTCCTGTTAATGCTTCACCATTTTCTTTATAAGCACAAGATATATTTTTATTAGGATCGAAATATATTAAGTGACCTTCGTATTCAATACAATCCATTTCGATATCAACTAAAATAGGTCTCCATTCTGCTTTAGTTTTCTTAGTCGGTTTGCCATTTCTCATTACAGGTACCATAACTTTTTCAAATGTCCTAATTTTAATTGTCTTCATAATCTTTAATTTTTAATCGTTTAACATTTCCTTTCTTTCAATGCCTAAAGATACTCCTTTTGACCACGTGGTCCAACAATTAAACGAAAAATTTTGTATAAAAATTTATAGGTTCTATAACATTATCTAATGCTTCAAGTAATTCTTCTTGAGTTGCATCTCCTGGATCTTTTTTCTTATCTTTTAATTCTGCTATCGTAACATTAAAATATTTTTGTAAAGTCAATGCTGCAGTCTTTATCATTTCAGGTTTATCAGGATCATACATTAAAATAACATTACGAATGCTTCTCTTTTGTCTTAGTAATGAAATTTGATTATTCCCTATATTATTCCCAAATGTAAATACACACTTTATCTCTTCACTTTCATATAGATGTAATTTGTCGTCTACTGAAATATAATCAAACATTCCTTCTACTATAATAATAGTATCTGTATTGTCTGTTATTAAATCATAACCACCTACAACATTGGCAAATCCGTCTTTAGAATTTTCATATCTAAGAACAAGTTTCGATTTTCCCTCTTTAAATTCTTTCAAATTCTGTTCATGCCACTCTTTACTTTTTTTAGAACGTGCTAACCAAGCTACAGTTTTATTTTTCATAGTAAATTGAAAAATGAACTTATCATGTAGCTTTCTTTCAAGAAAAAAATTCGTTATAGCTGGTTTAAATTGTTTGTAATATCTTTTCTTAAATCCACGATTGTTTAGATACTCATTACTTTTTATATACTCGAGTTTCTTAGGAAGTTCACATTCATCTAAATCAAAACTTGTTTCTTCTTCATCGTCTTCTTTAACAAGAGGAGTCAATTTTGATGCCTTTACACTATTTTCATAATCAATTTTAGCAAGATCTAATCTTCGAATCTTTTCAAGAAACTTTTTTAAAGTTGTTTTAGTACCACATTTAAAACAAAAAAACACTGCATTTGTACCAAGTTCATTAAAATGAATCCCCCATTTTTTACCACCTCTTCCACAAAATGGACAAACTTCATCTTTATTAGTCAACCAACCTGCGCTTCCATTAGGACTTAACGAAAGTTCTTGTATAATTTCATCTTTATCAACTCTAAACATAATTATATCGTATTGACTTTTCGTTCACCTCTTTTTAATTTTTCAACTTTGTCTTTAGATTTTTTATGATTGAAATTTCGTTCATCTTCATTACTGAATAATTGTATGGTTCTTGATTTGTCATAAAATCTACCTTTATCATAATTTGTTGCTATTGGAAAAGTTAATTGAGATTCTTTAAAATCACGTAATTTATCTATATAAATACGCATAGTACAGTTATTCTTTTCTTCTCTCGTTGTATTGCCTGTAAAAACGAATGAAAACGGCTTTACTAATGTTCTATCTCCTTCTGTATAACTTCTATCAATTACTTTTTCAGGATTATCCCAAATTTCAATAGGTACATTACCTGTTTGTGTTGCTGTTATCCCAACCATTTTAAATTCTACACAAAGATTTTTGAATAACTGAGCACAAGATTGAAGTTTATCCTTCTTAAAATTAGGATTATTATCTATTGTACTATTAATACCAGTCTTTACAAGATCAAGTGAATCTAAAATTAAAACTCGAGGATAAAAACCATAAATTTTATGATAATCAAGAACAATATTCCTAACTTCTACCATTGAAGCTTCACCGAATTTTTCAAAACCATAAACCGTTATATCTTCACCATAATTTTTCATGGCTTTATATGCATTCATAATTTGTTTTTGGTCTTCAGGTTTCAAAAAACCACTTCTAATATCATTAAATTCTTGTCCTGTCCAATATTGATCATACTTATCAAGACAAGCTTTTACACCACCTTCTAATTGTATATGTAGTACAGGATGTCCATCATAAGCTGCTGCCATTCCATGATGTCTTAATACCGTAGACTTACCTTGACCACTTTTCATGATCCATAACACAGTATCTTCTATCAAAGCTCCACCATAAGAAATTGCGTCTAACCTATCGATACCTAATGTTATATGATCAGGAACTTTGTTTTCTTCTGAATCACACCTTCTATTTTTCATTCGAGTTTCGAATCCATTGAAAACTCTTGAAAAATTTCCTCCATCATGTCTTAGAGAAATAGAAAGTATTCGTTGACTTTCTTCAAGATTTACTTTAATTGCTTCATCTTTTTTATTCTCTTCGTATAAATCGTGAACTTTCTTAGACAACAATTGAAATTCAACATCTTTAATATACGATTCCAATTGATCTATTATAATCTCTCTATCAACTTTATTTGCGTTTTGAATTTCAGCAATTGTTTCTTGAACTGAATCATTTTCTATATATTTTTGAGAAACTACTCCAAGCGAAGGTACAACTTCATTCTTTGTAAAAATTTCGATAGCTTCTCTTAATAAATACTTATAACCCGGCCATTCTTTAGGTATTAATTGATAAGTCAAATTACATACAGCTATTCTTGTTAACGAAATATCTGAATAAATCAACTTAAATAATTCTGCCATAAAATTGGCACTTAATTTCTGAGTCATATTAAATCAAATTTATTCCTACTTGAACTTCTTTCTCACACTCTCTCAACGAGTTAATTGAAATAAAGGTACTCATACAAACATCGTCATGTCCCGAAGCAGCTTCAAGTTTACCATTATCACTTTTAAACGTTATAGATGAGAATTCACCAAACATTAAGTCAACTGCTTGTCTCGTTTCTCCTACAGCATAAGGACATTTTAATTGACCTCTTTCAAACATTGCTGAAAGACTTGGTAATCCTGTATAAAGATCCTTCTTATTTCCTTCAGTCGTAGTAAAAGTTTCAATGTTTTTTAATCCTCTTTCTCTTGCTAACGCAGATAATATGGACTGGAATCCGTTTGATTCACATACAATCTTATTAGGTCTAAATAATCTATCAAGTTGAACAATCTTATCTATCTGCTCATTATGAGACATTCCTTTTTGTCTATAATAAGTAAGTAGATAATAATTCTTCATTGAATCAATACCCCAAACTGAATATACAGTGTAGTCTGCACCAATATTACCTGAAACAGCAAAGTCTACACCTATATGAACTCTTTGTAATTTTATAGGATAATCATCTATAGAAGTAGCGAATCTTATGTTTTCCATTCCTACAGTTGATCTCATCAAATATTCATATGGAAATATTGTAGATGAATCGCTAATAGGTACTACAAGATACTCACGATTAAACACGATTGTTCCAAGTTCCTCTCTCTTTGCAAGAATCTGATCAAACGTATATCTATCAGGAGCAAGTGGTCTACCATCAGGAAATATAACTGGATATTCAAAACAGTAAAATCGCTTATCAGCTTTTAATACTTGATATAATTCATTTGGTGCAGAAGAATATGGCGTTCCACAAACAATAAAATATCCATAAGGCTCTACGATAGGTTCAATTGTTCCTTTTAGAAGTTCTTTAAGTTTTTCTCTTTGTTCATCTGAATATAAAGAAGATTCATCAGGCATATCATCACACAATACAGCTCCTACGTGAAGACCACGGATGAAACCATCGCGACCACGAATATGTAATGTACTTCCTGTTTCAGTTGTTATACCTGTTTCTCCAATAGATGCTTTACCATTTGGATTAAGTTTCTCAGCTATCAAATCATTTGTTTCAATTTCCTCTCTTACTTTTTTAATCTGAACTTTCGCAAGTGTCATCGTAGATGTGATATAACACGTTTCTTTTCTGTTTTGATTATCTACAGTATTTTGTCTCCAGGGAACAGGTCGACAATAACTCCATAATCTCCAAAGAATAAATGCATAAGACCACATATAACTATTATGAACAACAGTTCCATCTTTATGTAAATACAAGTGATCTCCATCAAGATAAAATCCATAAAATTTCATCTTTTCACCCTTTGTAACTTCAATTCTACCTCGTCTCATATCTTGACGAACTTCTATTTTAGGGGCTTTCTTTCTCTCGACTCGTGTAGGTATAGTATGTAAATCAATAGAAATTGTAACTTCTTCTCTACCAAATCCTTTAACAATTCTTTGATGAAATGTTGTTCTAAATCCTAACGACCAAGCTAAATCTCTTATTTGTTCAGCAAAACTATTTGTTTTTAAAGTTATTTCAAATTGAGTTTTCCTACTATTTAAATATCCATCTGTATCTATTAATCCAGCTAATAATTCAAGTCTCTGTTGACGAGAACCTTTCATATAAATATCAGGAATATGTTTATTGTTTAATACATTTAGTTTTTTAAGATTGTGTAATAAAACATTATTATGTACTTCTTTACCTTTTAAAGAATATCTGTATTTAGATTTAAGTTTATTAAAATCACAATCAATTTCTTTTGCATATCTTTTCCAAAAATTAACAATTTCTTTATCTGCTGATGTAAGAATTGTACCATTACTATCTCCATCTCCTAACCAGGTTCCAAATATATAAGGATCTATAGGTAAATCTTGATTTGGAAGATCCCATCCGTTAACTCTATATCCGTATAATCTTTTCTTTCTTCCTGCCGAAGTTTCATTTACATAATCTTCTGCAGAAATTTCAAGAATATTTTGACCATTCTTTTTATTATATCCGTAATAATTTTCAGAATATCCAAATTTATCTTCCTTCAAATGAAGTATATGTTTTGAATTAACTATATAATCTAATCCATGTTTTTGATGAATATAATAAGAATCATCTTCACATACATGTGTTTCTAAAACAGTTCTTGGTGTCGAATCAGGCCCCATTACTTGATCTCCAACTTTAATATCTTCAATCTTTTTTAAAGAACCATCATACATAACTACCTCAGTACCAGCAGTCTCCGTCTTCCCAGACCCGCGACCACAAAGATAACAGCTCCACGGAAACAATTGTGTCATATTACCCCATTCAACATTTCTCCAACCCATCCTAAAATTAGGAAGCATTGTCAAAATGAAATAATTCAATGAATAAATCTTTAAAGTTGTATCCATTGAAGCTTTTACATTTTCTATATAATCAAGACTTTCAGAATCAAGTGTTCTACCGAGATATAATGTTTTTTCAGTTTGAGTAAGTATCTCTTTCAACATTTTATCAACATCATTATTATAACCTTCAAGAAGTTGATTTAATGCTTTAGGAGATAGATCCTCAATTATTTTATCTACAGTATCATATAGATAATTCATTTGATTTACTGAAAGTAAATCTTTACCATCTAATGTTAACATAATTGAAACGAATCTCTATATCTTTTTTGTTCGACTTTTTGAATAATCTGTCCTTCTCCTCTTAACTTTTTAATACACGAAATTAGATAATGAGCGTTTGCTTTTGTATCATTCAAAGCTCTATGTGCATCAACAAGATCAATTCCTGCTAATTGACAACAAGTACCAAGTTGATAATTTTCTTGCTCTAAAGAACTTATATGAGCCCAATGCATTGTATCTATATAATATTTTACATACTTATCTATATCATCATTCATGTATGTAAAGAAATTTCTCAAAAAAGGATTATCAAATCCATTTGTACTTTGTCCTCCTATATTATGTCCTGCTAATGTACATAATTGTCTTGGATTCTTATACTTAGTGAACCAAGTTTTAAGTTCTTTATATATATCTTTTAATGGAGTTGCAAGTTCTTCTTGCATCTGCTCTGTGATTCCATGTACTGCAGTGGCTTGTTCTGAATAGATGAGATCCTCCTTATAATTATAAGGGAAAATTCTATCAAGTTCATCTACTATTTCCAATGTCTTCATATCAATACAAACCATTGCTATTTCAACACAAGGAGCATTTTCAAAGGCAATACATTTACTATTACATAAATTGCCAGTCTCGAAATCGTAAACTAAAATGTAATTACAAGATGTTTTCATTCTTCACACACTTTATTAATATCATTAGCTAATACATTGTATAATTTTATAGTACAATGTTTTTTAGGTATAATCACAATTTCATTTCCTCCTAAATATTCAGGAATATGACCTCTTTTAATATAAAATGTTACATCATTTCTATTAAAAGGTTTACCATTATCTTTCGTAAAATTCTCATTTAACCAAATTAAAAGACCTTGAGCATTAACATCTCTTATTAAATATTTTTTTTCGTCCATATTATCTCATCATTAATAATTTTTCAAAATCAATATCACGCATTTCTTCACTCTCATATTTTATAAAAAGATTCTTTATAGGATTATCTTTGAATGAAGCTGTTTCATCTTCAAGTTTGTTTATAGCAATTATAGGATTACCATTTGAATCATAATCTTTTTGAAACGAAATTATGAAATATTTCAAAAGACTATATTGATTTTCACCAAAAATAAAATTTCTTTTCTTGTTCTTTTCTGAAAAATCATCCCATAAAAATGCTTCTGAATAAAGTCCTAAAACAGTATCGTTATTAGGTTTCTCCAAATAATTATCAATTCTATGAGAGAATCTTTTTAATCCTATATTCTTAAAGACTTCGTTACATATTTCAATAACTTCTCTATCTCTATTCATTATGCTCTTTTTTTAATAATTCGTCAATCATTTCTTCAGATATCTGACGTTTCAATTTCTTTCTATCTCCAAATTCATAAATTCTATGACATTGAGGACACGTCAAAACTATATTATCTTTATCACATCTTAATTTTGGATGTGCTCCTCTTGAAAGAATATGACTAAAAAAGATTGGTTTAAGTTCTTTTCCAAGATAAGTGCCACAATGATAACAATAATGAAATCTCTCATTCCAAATCTCTTCAAATATAGATTGTAAATTATTAGATTTTTCTTCTAAATTACTTCGATCTATTCTTACAGATTTTCTTTTACTATCACAATCTTTACATAGCCATTTGATGCGATTCCAAATCTTGTAATTTGTTTTACAACACACACAAGGTCTATTTTCTATCCTTTCTTTCTTTATATATCCCATTCTCTCAATCCTCTAATCAAAGCTTCTTCTATACTTATAGAAGGATGTTTTAATTCTAAAAATGCAGAAGCTAAAACTTCGAATTCTAATCCTTCCTTTTTAGCAATTTTGAAATTTCTTTCTATAAAATCAATTAGATCTTCCATTTTTACATGCATTATAATAATAACAATCTTTACATTTTAATTCATCAAAAAGAATACCATTATATTCTCCACAAAATATAAATCCTTTTGGAGTACTCCAAAATTTATGTCTCAAAAAATCTTTATATCTATCAGAAAAATAAAATTCTTCATCTTTTTTTAGAGGGTTGATCAAACATCTATCTCTTTGAAATTTTGAAACATAAAACATTTTTTCTCTTGTTCTCTCATTCCAACGTTTTAAAGCGTTTGAACTTACTATCTTTGTTAATGTTAAAGGATATCTGCTTATATTATTATTTCCTGATAAAACAAATTGAAACAACAAATATTCCCATAATTCATTTGTCGATTTTATATTTGAATTTAAAAAGAATTTTTCTATAAGTTGAATTTCTCTTTTCTTCCTTTTCAAACTATAATTAGGTGAACAAGTTAATCTCTGTTTTAAGTATTCAAATATTTCACAAAACTCCTCTATCATAACAAAATTGTATCTCTAAAAGTTAAAGAAAAGGACGAATTATCGTCCTTTTGATTTTGTAAAATTACAGAAATAAATTTATTAATCCCACGTTATCTTTAAATCAACAGTCTCTTGTTTCTCTTTTTCTATAGGTTTATATCTTGATCTATGAAGAGGATCTTCTTCTGCTACATTATTATATTCTTCAAGAGCTTTTTCTTTATCTACTGTTCTTGATAACCATAATCCTATCATTTGACCTGGATTAAGATTACCAATACTAACTTTACTATCAACTGTAGCATCGTAAAGTTGAGTATATAATGGTTTACTATAGACAGAAGGAATATGTTCTATAAAAGGTTGTTCGTCATTAGAAAGAAGAGTTGCTCCTATTTGATAGGAACAAATATTCGAATCCTTCTTTTCGAACCATAATTCTATATTTTCAATAATTTCTTCGCTTTCATTTTTAATGATAATAGCTCTATATTGCGTTTTTACATCTTTAATTTCTGAAAGACTTATTTCATCAAAAAGATTATCAAAAACATCATTTGGAACTTCAGTAGACGAAGGAAATCCACCTAATGAGTTTATATAGTTTCCTTGAATATCAAGATAACCTGAACTTACAGTATAATATAATTTCAACATAATTGCATTATTTATTTACAAATCCTGCTAAAGACCAAAATTCTTTCTTTACAGAATTATCAATTGTTATTGAACCACCACTATTACGTATTCTTGATATATAAAACTCAGTATCTTCTTTAGCAGGAGGAGTTGAGTTTTCAGTTTCTTTTTCTAAGGAGATATTGTAAAAATCGTAAGTATATAATCCTGCTTTTTGTTCTTTTGAAAAGACTGCTGTAATAGGTATTGTTCCAAGAATAATAACTCTCAAATTAGACTCCGGTGTAAATTCAGCATTTGAAGTTAAAATCAAATTTTGATCATCTACAACTGAAACAATTTGATATACACCATCATTTAAAGGTTTACTACCATCTTCTCTTTCAAATCTAATTGAAACAGGAGTTGAACCTGCTTGACCTCTCACTTTTCCTGAAAAAGAAACGTTACCATTTACATTTCCCTTTTGATTTATAGAAACTGTTCCAAATTCATAATTTCGTGTAGCATAACTTATTTTTACCCAATAAAATTGATCATCTTGAGGACAAACAAGATTATCTTGAATATCGTCTATAAAAATTACTTGTCCTAAATTATTAAACGCTAATCCTGGAAGAACTTTATAAGTTCCATTGGTCGTACCTTGTTCAACTTTAAATGGATCGTTCGGTTCAAATTCTCCAGGTTTTTGAAATCCTGTATTAAATTTACTTGGATCGTTTGTTACAATTCCATAAGTATAAGTTGCTTGCAACAACAATTGTTTAAATAATGAATTTTGCAAAAATCCTTGTAAATTCATTAATTCTTCTTTTTCAAGAAAAATGTTTCTATATATATTTAATTGATTCATATCTTATACAATTTCAATAGTTATTTCTTCACCTCTTTTCTGAGCAGCATCAATTATTTCATTTAATTTATCAGAAGTATATCTTGATTCTGATAGCATTCCTTTAGAAGTGTTTTTACCAACAAGTATACATCCAGCACTATCTTTTGCTGTATTTCCACTGTGTATAAGAATTCCTTCGAAATGAGGAACATCTAATAATCTTGGAAGGTTACGACCAAACTTAGGAGACCAATTATAGATTACTTTATATTTGCCATACGGAATGGCAGATTCTCCATAAACTTTCTTCTCGCCATTATCAAATACTCCACTCTTGTCTTTATCTATAATTTTATCTTCTAAAGTATTAGAAAAGAATTCGTTATTCACATACAATCGACCAACAGTATAATTTTCTTTTGGCCATAATCTTTCAACTCTTAATTCCATATAGCATTACTGATTACTGATATATATATACTTACAAACATCCATATCTCTAACCAAAAAACAGGCTTATCATATTTATGAATTAAAAATCCTGTAGGAATTATTAAAATTAAAAGTACAAATATATAACCTGCAAAAATCATATAAAGTAATGAAGCTAATCCGCAAACTATTGTTGCTCCTATATGAACTTTACCATCAAGTTCTAATTTAAAACAAGGTGCTGCTCCAACAAAAATCAGTCCAGCACAAGCTAAAAATGCACAACATTGATAGTTTTCACCGTCAGTTAATTCTAACCATTCAGGTAGAAGTATTCCTGCTGTTAAAATCATTACAACTTGAAACCACCAAGCCGATCGATTACGTTTCTGTAATTGATAATAAGTATCAGAAATACTCCAAGGAATACCTATTAACTTTATCACTTTCCAAAGATAAACAACTAAAATAATTAATGAAATAGGAATTAAATACCACATAATTTTTATTTTTAAATTAAACAATTATTTCCAATCTGAAGGCATATCATTATAATCAGATAAATTAACACAACCTCTATAACAACCTGTTCGTTTAGACGTATACAATGTACTATTATAACTTGAAGCTTGCATATTTTCAGCAGGTATATATCCATTTGTAAATCCCCATAAAGCCGTCAACCACCCCATAAGAGTTGTTCTTTCATCATCCAATTCAGAACAACAAGATTCTCCAGTCAAAGAAGAGCAACCTTCAAAACAAAATGAATAATCTTTACAATAAGCAGAAACACCTTGAACTTTCCAATAATTTCCACCTTGTGTTCTTCTTCTTGTTACTGCGTATGAATAAAATAAATAATAAAGATCTCCTCTTAAATTAGAACATCCTGAAAAAGCTGAATTTAATGATTCTACAGGACATCCAAAAAATGGACTTGATTCTTTTTCTCCATATATATATTGTAAATTTTTACAATTTTGAAATACGCCAGCAAAATTAGTACAATTTGTAAGTTTAGAAAAATAATTAGAAGGAATTGAATTTACACCAGTACCTGAAAATAAAAATTGAACTGAAGTTACATTAGAACATCTTAAATCGATATTAGTTATAGTTCCTAAATTTCCACAACCCATAAATGTTCTATCTAAAGTAGTTAAATTAGAACTTTCTATAACTGCAAACATAGAAGACAATTGACTATTTTCAAACATTTCGTCAGCATTTGTACAATTTCGTGGAAATCCTCCTCTAAAATTAGAAAATCCTGAAGAACGAAACATTGCATTACAATTTACATTTGCAGTTAGATCTTCTATACGTGGCATTTGTTGTAATTTACTCGTATAATCAAACATCTCTGATGCATTTGTTAAACCAGAAGCGTTTTGAAAAATCGAATCAGATACTACTTGTAAATTTGAACAACCTTTAAACATAGCATTTGCATTTGTACAAGTAGATGGAATTTGAATAATTACACTTTCTAAATTTTTACAATCTTGAAACATTTTAGAAAGATATAATACTGTTTCAATATTCTCAATTAAACCTGATCTTACCTCAATTAAACCTGAATTTGCAAAGCATTCTGTAAAATCACCTAATTTAGCCCAATCAAGCATACCTGGTTCAATTGAATTTAAACTCAAACAATTTGCAAATAATCTCACGCACGAACCTTGAACAAATCCAACACGTAATTTATCTAATCTACTTAAAAGTATACATTTATAAAATCCTCCGTTTCCAAAATTAATTTGATTTGTATTTTGGAAAAACCTTTCTACATACCTTAATTTATTTTGAATTCCATCAAGTAAAGTAGCTTCTTCACACGACCATCTTAAAGTTCCTATTTCTGAACCAAAACTAATCTTAATTTCTGTATTTTGTGATATATCAAGACTTTCTTTAAAAATCTTACCATAAGTTATAGTACCATCTCCCCAATCAACTTTTAAATTAGATAATCCTTCTTGACTTGTATTAAGAATAGGAAGACTAATTTTTTCAACTCCTGAACCACGAACAACAATGGCCATTGTATCTTCTATAGTTACAGTTATAGTTTTAGATGTTAAATCATTTATAAAACTACCTGAAGAATCCATACAATGTGGATAAGTAACTTTATAATTATAAGTTTTTTGTTCTGTTACTAAAAACAAAACTTCTCCATGACTATCAGTTGCTTCATTTAACTCTCCAATCTGAATTGAAGCACCTTGTAATGCTAAACCATCACTTGTTTGAACTTTAAATGTGATTTCAGTATAAGATCTTTTCAATGTTCTTGTTATAAAAACAGATTCGTTTTGAACAATAGCATTACCTGAAATAGTTTGATATCCTTCTTTTGAAATCGTATAATAATAACCGCTTAAATTATTACCATAACCTCTTAAAGTTAAACGACCTGGTTCTGATGAATTTAATGGATTCGTATTACCAACTTGACCACCACAACTAATATAAGCATTAGGAATTGGATTACCTAATTCATCAACTACAGTAAAAATTATAGAATATGTTGATTCACCCATTACAACATCTATTTCAGGATTTTCTGTAGTGATTGTTGTATTTCGTACTATATCTTCATATGGCGGTTTTTTAGAACATCTATATTCTTTATTTTCAAGTGAAAGTGGTACATTTGAAAAGACTGCTTTTCCTTGTTGATTTGTTTTAATTGTCGAGCCATTAAAAGTTATAGATACATCTTGTACAGGTAACTTTTCATCAGGATTACTTGGATTAGGAATGTAAGTTGTGTTAAAAGTCACATTAGTTGTTTTTCTCGTTAAATTAACACTTACATCAGAATTTGAACCTGATATTACTCGATTACCTTCCGTTTGATTTATAAAATCTCCATTACTAACCGTATATCTATAATCTCCATTAGGAAGATTAAATGAAACTACACCTTCACTATTAGCATATCCTATTATATTACCATTAATCGTTACTAATGCTCCAACAGCAGGATTTGATTCTTGAGTAATTGTAAACTTTAACACATAAACTGTAGTCGTTTGACGATACATTGTTACATTTACATTCAGAGCTTCGTTTGTTACTCGAATATCTCCCCAATTATAATTGTATCCATCTGCTTCAACAGTATAATGATAATCACCATAAGATAGAAGAAATGAAGCAAGTCCTTCTTCTGTCGTATAATGAACCTCTTTGTTAATTATAATTGCTGCATTAGAAAGGATCTCTCCTGATTCATTTCTAACATAGAACGTTACAACATTTGATGATAATGTTAAATCTACAGGAACAACTGTATTCCTATTACCAACTTCTACAGTTGAATCATATCTTTCAAATCCTTCTTTTGTGATTGAAAAAGGATAATTTCCTGAAGCAAAATTAAATATAGCTTCTCCATTTCTATTGGTTAAAATAGAATTTCTATCACCGCATTTTACAGAAGCACCTTCTATAGGATTCCCATCACTTCGAACAACAAATCTAACTTCATATTGAATATTACTCATTTTAATATTAAGTTGTTCATCTTTATTTGAAATAACAACAATTCCTGTATAGGTGTTATAATTTGCTAAAGAAATAGAATAATTATATTCACCGACTATTCTTTTAAATGTAGCTGCACCTAATGCTGTTGTAGTTTGTCTCTCAGTACCAATTGTAATTACAGCTCCAATTAACGGATTTGATTTTTCATCTGTGACTATAAAATTAATATTATATTCAATTGCAGTTACATCTATTGTTAAATTTTGATCTGCATCATTTACAATGACAGTACCACTTTTTTCAATATAACCAGTTTTAGAAACTTTATAACTATAAGTTCCATTAGGAAATGAAATAGAAGCTTTACCTTTATTATCTGTTACTAAAGTATTATTATCTATAGAAATGGAAGCGTTGTCTACTGGAACTCCATCTCTTAATACTGTAAAATTAACATTATAATAAGGTATTGCAGTTAAATCTACATTTATAGTAGCATTATTAATTATATTAAAATCAGATTCCTTCGTAAAATAATCTTTCTTAGAAACAAGATAATGATAAGTTCCAGCTCTCATTAAGAAAGGATTACCATCTGAAGTTTGATTTACAGTTCCTTGTGCATTTGTTGTTCCTGTATATTGCTGTGTTTGACCACTTCCATCAAAATCGCCTGTTAAAACGACTGCTGCATTTGCAATAGGTTCGAATCCTTCTCTAACTCTTATTGTAACAGTATAATAAGGTACTTTATTTAGTTCAACTGTTATATTGGTACTATCAACAACACTTATAGTATTTGAAACACTTATATAATCATACTTTTCTACTGTATAAGTATATAAACCAGGATAAGCTCCAAATAAAACTAATCCATTTTCTCCTGTAATTTGAGTTTGTTGATTAAAAGTTACTCGAGCATCCTTTAAATAACGACCAGCTTCATCTAAAACTAAAAACGAGATTGTTCTTTGATAAATTCTACCTTTTAATTGAACATACTTAATATAATCTACATCTTCAATTGTAAGAATGTCTTCTTCTATTTCAAAATCTTGACCTTTTTCAATTGAATAAACATATTCACCAGGATATAAATTTATAAAAGCTTCACCGTTTATATCAGTTTTTAAAGTTTGTCCTGCTATAGTTATAGTTGCATCTTGAATGTAATTATTTCTTTCAGAAAACACTTTAAAAGTAATTTTTCTTTCAGATTTATCTTTAATAAATATGCCTTTTAAAATATTCTTATAAGAAATCAAATATTGTTTAATAAAGGTTTCAATAGAATTTTCTGATTGAAATGCGTTATTCTTATAATAAGCAGCAATTACATTCTTACCTCCTAAACAACCTTGTTTAAACGGTAATTCAAGAGGTCTTACTTTTACATCATATATATAAACATTAGGATCTTCATTTGCTTCTCTATTTTGAACAAAAACTGGACATATAAATTTTGTATTTGGTAAAAAGCTTAATGCTCTACCTGAAGGAAAATTCAATTTAATTGCATCATAATTCCTTTCATTGTAAGCTAAAATGATACCAGTTAAATTATAATAGAGGTTTTCGTTTACTAACTCTAAATATTCAGTCGAATGAAATAAGCTATCGTCAGAAAGTTGATATTCTCCATTCTCAATATATTGAGTCTCTATAACATTATAATCTTTATCATAACATATAACTCCAAATTGAATTTTAGAATTTATCAAAGAAGATAGTTTAACTCTAATAGAGACTTCGTAATTTAAAGCTGGATCTACAACCAATAATTTTGATTTATCTTCAGTAGGATAAATACCTGTTTTTTGACTTCCTCCGAAGACCATTGAAGAAATTATTTCATCTTCATTGTTGATATCATTAGTAATTCGAACATTTGAAGATCTTAATAAAGGGTAATTTTTGAGATCAATAATACTCTCAGTAAATTCATATCCTTTAATTACATTTGATACTGTATTAGTTCTTTTCCAACAAGGTGATGAAAATCCTATTGCCCAACTTACATCTTGAGGTCTTAGTACAGCAAAAATAAATTCATCAAGATTATTATATCTAATTAATCTTAATAATTCGCCTAAAATAACTCCTTCTTTATTTACAATATCCAATCTACCTCTTTTCTCATATTCTTTAATATAATTATAAAAGAGATATTGCATTTGATCTTGTGATGTTACAAGATTTGATACTAATCCTCTATTTTCAATAAACAATTCAAATAGAATTTGATTAGTATCAATCTCTTTATATTTTCTTGAATAAAGTACAATTAAAGCGAATAAATGTGTAATCGTTCCCCAAAACGATTGAAAATCCTTACCACCTTTTTCTATAAATTTAGGTAAGATGTTTGATCCTGAAACTTTAGCTAAAACATTTTCAGCCCACTTCATTACAGCGGGATCATTTTCTTCGAAAAATCTACTAAAAACTGAACTTTTATAAACAGGATTATCTTGTAATATGAAAAATTCACTATCAGGACCCCAATATTCTATCTTGATAAATTCAATTTCTTCCTCTGTTAAAGTCCGATCAAATAACATCAAACTATACAAAACAAATCCTTCAAAATTTCTAAATCTATCAGAAGGATTAGTTTGAGATAAATCTTGAATTTGAGCTCCAATTAATAAAATATCAGAATCTGTTCCAGTTCCAGCTTTTAACTCAATCTTATTATTGATTCTATCCTTTGTTAAAAAGATACCTTCTTTCATAGAATTCAATAATTCTGATGAAACATTAGTAGGATCACTATTAGAATCAGGAAAAGAATAAATATATTTATTACCTATAACAAAAGCTCCATTTTGTTGATTACCTTTTCTTTTAGTTACTATTGGATGATTTTCAATTTGTTGTTTATCTATATAATCAATTTTTAAAAATACTGTATAATCCTCTAAGATAGGTAAAGACTTGATATCTCCTGAATAACAACAACTATTATTAGCAGCATACGAAACCAATCCGTCATTTAATATTTGAGAAGAATTTTCTTTCTTTTCACCCCAATCAAAGTTAATACAATCTAAATCATAACCATTACCTGAAAGATCTTTTAAAATAGGATTTTTCTTCATTTCTTCGTTAGTAACATTCTGTCTTGCGACATCATACCAAGCTACTAACGATTCTTGCATCCAAATTGGTTTTTCTTTTTCAAAAGGATTATATGTTTTCATAAATTTACTCGCAAGGAAACTCATAAATCTTTAATTTATGAGAGGAATTGCGCCTTGCATTCGCTTTTCAATTATTATTGTTTTTCTTATATCTATCAATCGTATCTGCTTACAACTAATAGAACCTTGTGGGCAAGACTATTCTTTAATAGCCTTCTCATTTTACCAAACCTTTCAGTTGGCATAAGTGCTTGTCCTTGTTTGTTAATTACGTAAACCATTCGTTTTTATTTTTTAATTTTACTATAAGTCGGATTTCTCCGTTAAATGCTCATCGTCAATGTTATGGAGAGGTTTTCGTTAGCAACACTATTCCTACCTCACAGAATTATTTAATCACTAACCTTAGAGCAAGGGGCTTGAGCAAACACCACTTGGTAACTATATATTCTCTCCTAACGTAGCACCCGAAGTGCTTAGACTAATCAACTTGGGCTTTTTCAAGCCCACAGATCTTTAGCCTGTGGGTAGTTGACCTTCAATTTTCTATTTTATTTTGTAAAGATACAAAAATTAAATTCAAAATACAACTTAAATTATTTCTCATTTATCAAGAATAAAAATTGTATATTCGTATAACAAATTTCTTAATGTTATTGTGGAATATCAAAGACAATCGTTTATATTTTAAACATTAACAAATAGATTAATCTCGACAAGATTATTGCCGAGATTAATGCAATTAATTTAATTAAGATTATCATTATTATTTTTTATAAATGTTTAATCATTTCTTCTTTTGTAGCATTAACTGGAGTAAATGTAGCATCTCTCCATGTTAAATTATAATCTTCAAAATTCATTCTATAAATAGAACTTCCAGTATCGCTTTGAACATATTTAAGTTTGCCTCCTCCGCCATTAAAATTTTCATAATCAGTACCTATAATAATTTGTTGATTGGCACAAGAAAAAGTATCATAAAAAGTATCAAGATATTGTTTATTAATACAATCAATACCATTAACTTTTGCAGTTTTAAGTCTATTGACTCCTTCTTGAGAACGGTCTAATTCTATTTGCAAATCAACCCATTGGTCGATAAGTCCATTAGGAAATTCACAAGATAAAGCATTAAGAGTTCCAGTACTAAGAGTTTTACTTACAAAAGTAAAACCACCAGCAAAACCAACTCCAGTCGAACCTATAAACCATTGAATACCACTATTACCAGCAACAGTTTCAAATCTAATATATTTACCATCTTCGTTCTTAAAACCAAAACTAAATTTATCTTGCATAAAAAGAGTATAAATTTTAAGAGATGCATAATTTTCAACGTTTAGATATGGAGTTCTAGTATTTATTACATCAAAATCTGCATACCATATTCCTTTATCTCTATGATAAAATTGTTTAGTACCTACATAACCATCATTAATTTCATTTGTACCTTGTAATGGATTATCAATATTTATATTTCCTGTATATAACATAATATCAATATTAATCAGTTACAAAATAAGCTGTATTAGCATCTTTACTTGAAGAAGCATATTCAGCAGCAGTCATCTTAACAAGAGTTCTAATATTATCAGAATTAACAAGGTCTACAATAATAAATTTAGAATAGTTTGTATCATTATGTACTTTTATAAGAATTCTTTTTGTATATAATATGTTATTAGAGTAATAACATATTATGAAATTTAATTCAAAAGATGAGTTATCAGATCCTTTCCATGCATTAACAGCTGATAATTCTATACAATTATTATTACTGCTCGAATCAGAATGAAAATAATATCTTGAATGATTAATTAAAATATCATTAACTATATTTCTAAAATTAGCTAAACTGCCAAATACTTCATTTACAGCTTGTTCTGCTTCTACTCCTGAACTGTTTCTATTAGTAATTAAACTAGTTGGGTTTGCTATAATAACTTTATTAAAGAAATCAGTTGAAACCCAAGAATTCCAATTATTATTTGTACGACTTCTTCGTTTAACGCTTAAATTTGAAAAACATGTAGCTTCTTGAAGAAGATCGGAAATACCTGTAACTTTTAACCAACAATAATACGGAGAACAAGGATTACCTGGAATACTTGGATCTACTACATATTCTCCAACTTGAGTAATATCATCCATTGAACCACTGTTAATTAATTTTACTTTCGTTAAATCATCAACATATTTTTTAGTAGAAGGATTATAATCTCCAGTAGGAGTAAAAACAGTTGTATTATCTCTTGTTATATATCCAACATTGTTCTCAAAATCTCCAACGTTTGTTGGAACATTAACCTGCGTTATATATTTAGAATCATTTTCTAATTGACTTACCTTAGTTGGAATATTGAAATATTCTTTAATATTATCAAGTGTTGTTATAAAATTATCTTCTACCCCCCCCGAATGAAAGGAAATATTTCAGCTCCTGTCAAATTTGAATCAGGAGTCATTTCACTTATTTTTAAAGTTGTCTCACTCATATCTTTTCACTTATTAAATTTATATTATCTTCCGAAGTAATATTTTTCAAACCATTTTCTGAAACAATAGGTATAAGTGGTTGTTCGCTCAATCGAATATTAAGAATCTTACTTACCTTACTATCTATTTCAAATTCTTCAGAAAATTCCAAATATTTTTTCGAATTAACTGTTACTGTAACTCTTGAATAACTTGGTAAATTTAAAACAACTGGAGAACCATCATCACTTTGACCTTCGTATGAAAAAGCTGGATGATATTCGTTTGCATCTGAAGTTACTTTATAGGTATAAGATCTTGGTGTTGCAGCAGTTTTAAAATTTAAACCATCTGAAGTTATTAAATATTCATTGTTAGAAGTAATGAAAAATCCTGATGAAATTGTCACATTTAAAGTAACGTCAGGCAAATAAGGTTCAACTTCTATATTAACAATTTCTCCTGCTGTATTAACTGTTTTTAAAAATGTCTGAGCAGGAAAATAATTCGTTTCTTCTGTAGTTAAATTATATTCTTTACTAAGAAATACTTTAACATTAATGCTGCTAACTTGACCAAAATCAATATCTCCAAAAAAAAGGTTTCCTACTGATATAGGAAGATTAAAAAGATTGTTTTTATAGAATCTTTTAAATGTTGCTGTATCAGTAGCTTCTAATACTAAATCAACATTTACAGTTGAAATTCCTATCGTTATTGTCTCAACTTTTGAAACACCATACTTAGAATAAGTTATTTCATAATCGGAACCGATAACTCCTTTAGCTTGGAAATTTCCTTGAGAATCTGTTGTTCCGCTTACTACTTGAGATGTAAATAAATCTTTAACAGAAATTGAAGCACCTGAAGAATTTACAGCACTTTCTAAAGAATCATCTTTTTCCTTTATATTATAATTAATGTCCCTTGGTTTGAGGGACATTAATACAATTTGTTCTACATCTTTTTTCTCTACTAAAATTTCACCTGATGAATCTTCATAATCAGGAAAGGAAACTTCATAAGTATATTCACCTTCTTCTATATCATCAAATAATGCTATACCTAAAGAATTACTTGTAGCAGTTCCTATAACAACTCCGGTTCCTTTATCTTTCAAAACTGCTGCAGCTCCTACTAATAAGACTTGCGTTTTCTCATCTTTAACAATAAGACTAACTTTTCTTGCTTTAGGGGTTGCAAAAATTACTCTTTCAATATCCTCATCTAAAACATCAATAGATCCACTTGTAGTTCTATAATCATTTTGAGTAATTGTATATTGATATGTTCCATTTGAAAGAACAAAATCAACTTCTCCGTTTATATCTGTATAATATGATTGATTGTTTATAAAAACTTTTGCATTATTAACAAAACTACCTGTTAATGAATCTTTAACTATTAATTTTATATTCCAATAAGCTAACGATAAATAAACAACTCTACTTACATTACCGTTATCAACTACAATAGATCCTGTTACAGGAGTATATCCTGAATAATTTATCGAATATTCGTGAGTACCATTTGGAATTGATGCAACAGCATTACCGTTTGAATCAGTTGAATAATTTTGTCCATCTATAGTTACTACAGCTCCTTTTATAGGTTTATCTGTTCCACCTTCTAAAACAGTAAACGTTACTATATATGGCATTGGGTTTAAATCAATTAAAATATTATTTCTATCTTGAACTTTTATCTTAATTTGATCATCATAATCTATATACCCTTCTTTCTTTACAATTGTATTATAAGTGCCTTCAGTTAAATTTAATCGAAGTTGACCATTTTCATTTGTATCTTCAATTAAATCTTGGATTAATACTTTTGCAGTAGGTACAAAAATATTGTTTTTAGAATCTATAACACTAATATTGACAACTTGAGGTTCAGGGAAAATATATTCAGTAATATCAACATCTTCAATTCCTATAGTTACAGCATTCGAAATTTGTATATAACCCTCTTTTTTAATTGTATAGGAATAAGAACCAGGCTCAAGTTTTATACTTACATTTCCATTTTCATCTGTATTTAAAACTTGATTATTTATATTGATTTCAACATCTTCTGCAGGTAAAGTTCCTTGTAAAACTGTAAAATTCAAAGAATGTTGTACAGCACTAAAATCATTTATAGTTATATAAACAGCAGCATTTAATACTATAAATGATCCTTCTTTTGAATTCCAATTTAATTTTGTAAGAACATAATTATATTCACCATTCTCTAACTTTATAAATGCTTGACCATTTTCATCTGTGATAAGAATTTTATCACCAACATTTATTACAGCTCCTTCAACAATAGAATTTCTTGTTGTAGTAACTGTAAAATATACATATTGTGTTCTTGTTAAAACTTGACTCTGATTACCTTTATATATATCTTCTTTTATAGCAGGATAAAATAAATTAGATAATGTTTGTCCAGAATCATAGAGAATGTTCCCATTTAAATCTCTCATTCTAAATCCTCTAATTCGAGGTAATTGATTTAATGGAACTTCTTCATCAAATGATGGATAAAAATATTCATCAGGAACATACTTTACACCTGTTGCTGTTTTTACAATAGATAATAAATCATCCCATTGAATAGATTTACCAGGTGTCCAAAAACGAAAATCAAGATATTTTGTAAGTGCTACTTGAATGTTTTTTCTTACAGTTGCAACGTTATATTCTGCAGATAATTCAATTCTAAAATCTATACCTACATCACCTCCAACATATTTCCATTCAGCATTTTTCAATTCAACTCCAAGAGCATTACCTTGAACATTTATATCAGATAAAGATAAATAAGGAGTTGCTTTTTGCAATAAGACATCTAATTCTTCATCTGTAAAAAACGAACCGTTCTGAGTAATTAAGTAAATGTAAATTTTAGCATTTTCACCTAATCCAACATTCATTACTTTTAATACTCGAGGATCAAGATCTTGAAAAATTTGAGTCCAATATTCTATAGTAGTTTGACTTAATTTATTGTTTCCATTAATGATTCTTACTCTAAAAGTATCATCATCTTCTTCATCACGACCTCCTACAGCTTGATATTCATTTGTACAATCAATATGAGATAAAGGTCTTGGTATAACCTGAGTTATACTGTTTGCGTCTACATTTGTAACTGAACCTACGATTGTACTTCTAACACTTACATAACCATAACCTGAATCATCAACTACTAATGGAGTGTCTACTTCAAAACGAATACCATTCTTATTAATAAAAACAGTATCAAGTCCGTATTCAGTTCCAGGTTCTGCATAGACTCTAACATATGTTGAACTACCAAGAGCACCTTTTCTTGGACTTACGCCGAATAAGACTGCTGCACGATCAAGATATTCTCCTGTTGCATTTTCAGGGAAAATCTGAGCTTCTATAATAGCAATATCTTTTATTGCTTTTTGAGCAACCTTTGCTGTTGCAAATGCTGTTGCATTTACAACTGAACCATCTGCAATATTCGTTGCTTTATTTGTCTTATTTTGAAAAATCTCGATCCAAAGATTTTTCAAATTTGATATTGTTGAATTAACTTTTGTAATCATACAGTAATATTCGTTAAATATTCTTGATTTGTAATAGCTTTAGCTTTTACAGTCAAAAATACATTATCTTCTTTAATTTGCAAATCTAACAATTCAACAGATTCCCATCTACTGTCTCTCTGAAACATATTCATAACACTTTTAAATATAGAAGGATACTGAATTGCATTCACTGTTGTTCCTATAAATTCATTTGAAATGCCATAATCAGGAAATTCAGGAATTGAACCTGTCAGCGAAGATGCAATAATATTTAATGCTTGTACCATTGCATCGTGACCATTCACTGTAATTAAATCACCGGTTTTATCAAATGAGAATTTTACTGAAATATCTTTTCCTAATATCTTATCACCTACTAAAGTGTCAACTACAGTATTAACTTCATTAGAACCAGTATTACGCATATTAATATAGAATGTATTTCTCATTCCATCTTCATCATCATAATCTTCTTCTCTAATATATTGAGGTATTACAATATTTCTCCAATCATTTTCAAAATCTTCATCTCCTTTTTCTAAAGAAACATTTTCAAAATCTTCACCTGATCTTAATTTCCTACTTATTTGAATTGTATTATCTCTTCCTATAGAAGAACTTCTCAACCATCTGTTTGAATTCTTTATAGTCTCTAACTTTGTTTGAATCTCTGTAAAATCATCTAAAATATCCCACATCGAAATATCATCCAAAGCATTACCATGTAAAGAAAATAAAGGTTCTATTACATTAGTACTTTCAATTAATTTATCAAGTTTTTGAAATGCTTCAGCATTAACTATTCCCCCTTGATAAAAAGATATTATAGATGGATAATAGGTATTACTAAAATCCACAAAAGATTGAAAGAACGATTTAATATCGTATCCTGTTATCTGATTGAATTTTTCGAATTTATCCATCTTATAAATTACTTGAAATATCTTTTGCTAAACTATTCACACTCTTTTGTATCGCATCTGCTGCACAAGTCTTCAATAAGGTTGTTTTAATTTTTGTACTACCAACAACAGCTTCAAGTGGTGCTATAATAGATAAATTCAAACTATAATCCCAAATCATATTTTTTTGTAAATTCTGAGTAAAATTTACACCACTTGGTGGAACAGCAACAAGATAACTCTCACCAAAGGCCATATTATAAAAATATAATCTTAAAGGTTTACCGTTCTCATCTACACCATTACTTTTATCGATAATACTCTGTAAAATCTTTACACAACCATATCCTGTTTTAATTCCTATATCAAAAGGAATTCCTTTCAAAGAAGAAGTATCTTTACCTTGAATTTGATATAGTTTTTTCTTTCCTGCTGAAAGTGAAAAAGCTATTCCTTGTAATGAAGGTGCATTTCCACTTAACAATATCTTAAACATTCGACCAAAATTACCTTGAATAGTAATTGTCTGTGCAATAGCAGTAGGTGATGATAATACAACAAGACCTCCTAAAGTACTTCTTACAGTATTTCTTTTAGGTTCTGTCTTATTAATACTATCCGGCATAATAGGAAAGGTAAAAAAGTCAATAGTATTCCCTCTCGAATTAACTAATTCAAGAGAACACATATAATATTCAAAATCATCAGGATATTGTGTTGCAACAACAGATCTACCAAGATTTTGAATAAGATTTAACGCTTTATTAGCTGCACTATTTGCTATTCCTGATGCCATCAATCAAATTTTTATGTTGTAAAAATACAAATAATATAATCATCTGACAAATTTTAATCAGAAAAAGTTGTTTCACTTTTAATTTCACTAAAATCTATCTTAGAAATACTTGCAACAGTAGAAATTCCCATTGCAAATCCACTGGCTCCTCCATCTGTAGGTTTAACACCTGCAGCAGCTTGAGTCCAAGCCTGTTTTAACATATTAATTTGATTTTGAAGTTCGTCTATTTTCGATATTAATGTTTCAGCTAAAGTAAGAGGTTCTTTCGCTCCATTAACTTCCACTTTATTACCTGTAAGAAGTTTAATTAAATTAGGACTTAATGTGACTTTTTCTTCACCATTTTTAAAAAGAATATCTATATTATCGCTATTAATTACAATCTGTTCTTCATTGTTTTTAAAAGAAATAATAATTGCATCATCACTTATATCCACAATTTCTAAATCATCATGTAAACTCAATTTAAACCTATCTTTATCAAATAAAATAGTAGATGTTTTATCATTCTCTAACCATTTTACTAACAAAGACTCTAAGGTCATTGTCACAGATCTTTCTTCTTTACCTTCTTCTTCAGCCTCTATTTCTACATTCACAATTTTAGAAGTGATCTTTTCATAACTTACAGCATTTATCTCTTTATCTGCAATAATATTTACTTTACCTGAAGATTGGATGTTTAAAACTGACTCTTCTGTTCCTACTGATGAAATATTTATTTCTGTAGCTTCTTCTGAATTAACAGTTATATTTATAGATTTATCATCAGCATCTTCTTCTATACATACAGAAGTCTTATCATTGATCTTCATAAATCTATGTATATTTTCCTTCCATGCTGGCGATTGATCGTCATTTAGAATCGTTCCTATCACAACAGGCGTTGTTCTATAAGGTAAAGAAGCGATTATTACTTGAGTACCATAACCTCCTTCTTCATTAGGAAAATTAATATTCTGAAGAGCTTCGTTTGTAATTAGAATCTCATTTCTAAAGTTTCCTCCATCAGTTATAACAGAAACAGTGCCAGTTCTGAGACAAGTTTCTATGAAATTCTTTTTATCAACCTTATAAGGTATTGTTATATATCCTTTCTCAAGAAGTTCAGGATCATTCTTCTGTTTACGAGGTCTTCCTCCATTATTCTTTCTAACTATCTTCATTGTTCAAACATTTTTCTATTTAAAAAATATTCAAATTGCTCTTTCACTACAGTAGCTTTACTATCTAATGTAACAGTCTTATTACCTTCTTTATCTATAGATTCAATAGCTTGTTTTAACCATTCTGTATCGACAATTCCAAAATAATCAGGTTTAAAAGAAGACGTAAATCCTAATTGACTTTTTGTTTTATCACCAATAGAATTATCTTTTCTTAATGATGCTGTTACTTCCATAGATGACTTTTCTAATATAGTCATATTCATACCTCTTTCAACTGTAAGAGTCGTTCTTCTTTCAATGGAAGAGTCAGAAAATTCAACCATATTATTTACACCTGTCACATAAAATAATTCATCTGTAGCATTATTTCGAACGAATGTTCCTACTTTAATTCTTCTATCACCATGTAAAATGATTGTTCCTCTTCTTGTGAAAGGTAAATAAGCAGAAGATTCTATTATATAAAGTAAATCATTTAATGCTGCTTGTTGATAATTGACCATATTACCCAACCAAGAATTATCTTTTGTTTTACTTACTCTCAAATACATATCTCCTACTTCAAGCTTTTTATTACCAAAATATTCTGCATATTCAGGAAGATATACAATAGGAACCATAGCTAATGCTGTTTCTTGAGTATTAGCTGTCCAAGCATTTTGAGCATAAATCTGATACCAAGAATAAAATCTCGTATCATAATCAAGATTCATTTCATAAATAGAATCAGCTTCAATATCAACATATAAATGATTGTCAACAATTTCTTCAATAGCCTTTCTATTAAAAGGGGGCTGTCGAATTGTCATATCAATAGTATCTTTATATGTATCAAAGAAAAACTCTACAAATGGTTGTTGACAAATTCTTTGTACCAAAGATATTAAAGTTCCGTTTGGATTTCCAAAACTTGAATCTACTAATATTCTTTCTGAGCACGATTGATCTGCATAGACGTTTACAATTTGCCAAATACCATTGACTTCCATTTTTCTTACTCCATCTATAAGAAATGATTCTACACGTTTATCTTTCCATACTGAAAATAGATCATTATCAACAACACCAAGATTTGAACAAACGTTAAAAATAAACCATATCGTATCGATTATACGTTTAAATGTATATGCTCCTATAAAATCATACGTTCCAGTTAAAGAGTTCCTTTGAAAGAATTGTTCAGCTTGACCTACAATTGCGAATTGACTACTTCCTGCTACATCTTTTAAAGGTAAAAAATAACTTCCATCATCTTCAAGTAATTTCTCTATACCTCTACCGTTAAGAGAAATATTATAAGTATTCTCTTCAGCACTGAGACTAATAGAACATTTGTCTACAAATCCTATCATATCCCAAAGAGTACCTTCTGTCAACTTTTCTTTATCTACAATTAATGATTCAGAAATTGGAAATATTTTTTCATCAGAACTTGATTCTAATTTTAACTTTTCAAATCTAATAAAAATTATATCATTAAACTGACAAAATTTCTCAAGAAAACTTTTTACAGTATATTGATTTCCATTTACTATGTTAAATGTTTCAAAATAAGTATCACCATATTTTTGAACAGAAGTGCTTCTTATAGGAAGTAAACTTAATTCGAAACTACTGTTTTCAATCGTTTTATCTGTGGTTAATCCTGAAATAAAAGGACTTATATCAACTACAGATTTAATTGATTTGCAATAAAGATAAACTTTAGCATTTATAGATGCTGTTTTTGTCGACCATCCTTTCTCAACTTCTGTACTCGTTACTTTATCATAAGAAACATAACCAGGATCATTTATAATATCATTATAATGTTTAGAAAATAATAACTTATAATCAGCTTGGTTATAACGAGAATCTTTATTTGGTGCACTTTCAATGATTAATGTAAGTTCTGAAGTAGGAAGTCTTAATGGGGTCCCTGCTTTTATATAAGGTAATGTACCATTATCATAATCACTTTGATATTTCTGCTTTTCTAATTTATCGTACATTTTCCATGTAGCTTCTAAATTAGTAATCTCAGATTGCTCACCATCTTCATTTTTTGTAGGGAATGAAAATAAAGTTTTCACATCAAAAGTCTCTGATCCTTCAGGAACCTTTCTTTGCCAATCCTTACAAAATTCTTCAGGATCAGTTTTCTTACTTATATTTAATGTAAAATATTGTTTCGGTGACATATTAATTAGGTACTTCTATAGTCATTGTTTTCCAATCTGATCTCATTTTTCTCTGTTCTGAAGTATTCTCTTCAATTGCTTTTTTCAAATCATCAAAGGATTTTGAATATGGGAACATTGTTTTCATCAAAAGATCAGAATCTGTTTCTTGACTAACATTTTGATATCTTTGATTTTGTTGACTTCCTGCAATAATTCTATTTGCTGTAAATAAACTTTGATTTATAGAAGGATCTTCTTGTTGTTTATATTTAACAAACTTAGCTGAAAGATATGCTTGTTCACTTAATCTATTGAATTCATCTTCTCCAAGTTCACCTTTATTTTTAAGCTTTTGAAGACGAGTCATCGCATTTCTATATTGTACTCTCCAAGGAGCGTTTTCATCTTTATCAGTCATATCAACATTCTTAGTCAATTCTCGAATATTTTCCCAATATTGCTCTCCTGGATCCATCTTCATATTCATCATTTCAACTTCTGCAAGAATTCTTTGCAACAGAGTTACACTTTGTCCTCCGTAAGTCTTCATGCGATTATCATAAGATTTAAACTCTCCTTCAATTCCTGTAATACTTTTAGCAATATTCTTTGAATAGGTTAATTCATTTTCTGAAGCTTCTTTAACATTCTTTTCAATAGTTGCTTGAAGTTCTTTAAAATCAATAGTACTACTTCCTTCTTTAAACAAACCTTCTATATCAGTAGCAGATAACCCTGGGAACATTTGTTCTAATGCTGTAAATGTAGCTTGTTTATTTCCTCCAGTTAACTCTTGAAGTCTATTTAATGAATAAAATAAAGTATCAAGTCCTCTTCCTTGAGTCCAATTATCTTGCATCACTTTAAAATCTGACAATTGTGCTCCAGGATTAAGTTCAAAAAACGATCTCATCAAAAGAGCTCTTGTATTTTCATCATTAGAGATATTTTGACCCGTAAATGCTTGTTGATATCTTTCAAGCTGCCTTCCTCTTGCTCCTGTAAATGATCTTATTCCAGCTAATGCAGATGTTAATCTTACAGCATCTACCTCTCCAGTACGAGATAAAATTCTTTCTGATGTTTGATTAAATGTTGTTAAAGATTCTTCAATTGTAGATGCTATTTCTTCAAAAGGCAATCTTAATTCTCTCATTGTCCTTTCAAAGATGCTTATAACTTCAGAACCTGTTGTTCTCTCATTCGTATTAAAACGCATTGAACCTTGTAAAGCATTGATTGTCGAAGGACTTATACCAAAAAGTCTCTCAGCAGCCATTAAAGATTGTGCTTCACTTGCGCTACGAATTCTTCCTCCTGAAGCTCTAAGTAATTGTGCTCGTCTTTCTCCATATTCACCTATATTCATTCCAAGAGCACGTGCTGCATAAGAACCTTCTCTCGAAGCCATTCCTGTTGCTCCTGAAATAGAAAGACCCATCGTCTGAGCTAAAGAAACTAATTGATTTTGAGTTTGTCTTAACGCTTGAAGTCCTGTCATTGCCATTTCTCCTTGCGTTTCATACTTCGTTTCAATGCTCTGAGCAATATATTTTCCTACAATAGGTATCCATCTAAAGTAATCAGCTTCATTTGCACCTCGTGTACGAAGAGCTAATCCTACATTTGATATAGGATCTATATACATTGCTTGAGCTTCTGCTCTTTGATTTCTTAAATATCTTGTACCAAATAAATCTACAAATTGTCTTCCGTATTTTAATAGTTCTTGTGAAAGTGTTGCAACAAGTCCTCCTACAATTCCTCCCTTTACACTTCCTAAAGTTGAAACTCCTCCTCCAACTCCTCCACCACTTGAAGTTGAATTATCCTCTATAATAGATACTGATGCACCAATAACATCAAGATAACGATTGATTAATTTCGTTTCATTAACTATTTCTCTATTACTTGCATTAATTCCTTCAAGTGAAGAATTCAACTTTTCTCTTAATGTAGAAATAAAACCTAATATTTTATCAATATTGTCGTTATTGTTGTTAGGTTGTTGAAATATCTGTTTATTACTATTCTTATCTTCATCATTAGAAATGTCACGAACTCTTTCTCTTGATAAAGAAGATAAATCTTGTCTTAAATCACGAATATTATTTCTTATATCTATAAAGATATCTTCTGAAGAATTTTTATCTTCTGCAGGTCTTTCTGAAGTAAGATAATCACGAATAGAAACTACAGACTTTTCTACATCTCTCATTATATTTGCGAGATCAGACATTGCTGCAGCTTGAGTTCCTCTTCTTGGTGTCGGAGCTTTTCTACTTCCACCTTCCTCAGGTTGAATATCCCAAGTAATAGAATTTTCTCCTTGATTATATACTGCTCCTGATTGTTGCTGTCTAAGATCAGCTAACATTTTTTCAAGAGAAACTCTATCAGTCATTAAAGATAATTGTTGTCTTAACTGATTTAGAGATTGCTCCGTTGCTTGACGAGATTTTTCTTCTGAATTATTTATATCACGATAGAGAGAAACGATTTCATCTCTTAATCGCCTCATTTCAGATAAATCTGCTGAAACTCTTATCTTTTTATCTTCGGCCATTTCACTTATTCTTTAATGCAGCATTTTCTCTTTCTTCTATCATTCTCGCTTCTTCTAAGAATGCATCGATATCATTTTCTGTGATTTCGTTAGAATGAGAATCCGAATCTAAATCATTGCTTTTTAACCATTGTCCTATATTAGGAATATATTCATCTTCTTTTATGTTGTTCTTTTTTCGTTCATATTCATCAAATAAAACATCTTCTTGAAATTCCATCATTTGATGAAAAAAAGAACATTCCCTATGAACAGGTGACATAAATGCTATATTATGTTTCTTTCTCCACCATGAATCATAGGGAAATTCGTTATTCCATCGAATCATAAAAGTCTTTATATCTTCGACAGTTTTCATAAATTTCTAAGTATTAAGATTTCAACAAATCATATCCTTCTTTTAAGAAAGGGAAAATCTGTTCTAAATAAATCTTTCTTAATTCTTGAAAATCTTGCAATCCTAATTCACTCAATGAACCTACTTTCAGATCTCGTAACAAATGTGGACAAATAACACTAAGAGTTGCTTCAATATCAATTGCATCTAATGCATTAGATGCAGATACAGTTGGATTTTGAAGTAAAGTGTTATAATAACCACCACTCAATCTTTGTTTATTCACTTCAATTTGATAATACTGTCCAACATTAGGAAATTGAACTGTATAATCTTTCCCTTTAATTGTAACGACTTTTTGTTCTTGCATAACGAAATAAAATTTAATCTTGATAAAGATACTAATAAATTCGCAATTATCAACCTTTATAAAATGAAAGGGTACGTTTAGCACCCTTTCTTTATTTAAACCAAAATAACAGAATTAGAGATTTGCTGTGGTCACTGGGTTAATATAGACCCCAGATATGTTAATTCCGGCAACTCCACCTTCAGCAATGCTGAACGTCTGACCGTTAACAAAACATGGATTCAACTGACAAATCGTTTCGCCTGTAGGATCTGTTGCAGTTACAAGACCTGTAGTTTCATCTTTAGTTGAGATCAACTTCCTGTATACTGTAATAGCAAATCCAAGTTCTCCAAGAACCAATGTATCAAGAACTGCTTTCACAGAACCTAATCTATGAATCATTCCTTCTATAACAGGTTGTTTGAAACTAATGAAAAATTGATCAACTGTAAAATTACATTGATATCCAACTGCAGGAACTTCTTGTAGAGTCAAATTTCCTAAACCTTGAACATTCGCTCTTTGAACATTCTCAGTACATTGCAGGTTACGTACATAACCTGCAATCTGATTATTTATTCTAATAAACGCCTGAGGCGCTGAAAATACTGCTGACATATTCTTTCAATTTAAAATTATCGAATTAAAAATCCTGTAAAGAACAACTTAGTAATTTCGTTATTTACTCGAATCTTGTAAGTAACAAACCAAGCATCTTCTTTACGTGTTACAACTACATCCTGGAAAGCAAGTAATAAATTGTCTGTTTCATTAGTAGCTGTTCTACCTTGCAAATAAGCAACCGTCCAATCCTTAACTGCTCCTGCACTCAAGGTGTTAACATTTACACCATTTTCTTGACCCAACAAATCAATTTCAGCATTTACAACCAATTCTTTATTGATTTGATCTACAATACGCATAAATTGAATTGAATAGGATTGACCTTTTGCATTAAATAAATTTGCATTGTCTTGTAATGTGTTTACACCTTGAAGAACAACAAATTTATTTAAATAATCATTCTTCACCGTAACAAGAATACCATTTTTCAACGCTTTTACTTGTTCAGATTCTGTCAAAATATGACGTACTCTATCAACACCAATACTCTTATTTGTTACAGGAATCATTGGTTCTTTACCTGCTGTACGACCTAACTGTGCACACAGATTATACATAACTGTCCACCAACGATATTTTTGAGGTGCAATCTCTGAAGCAAGACCTACATCTCCATGAGTTAAAATGATATGATCACTATCAAATCCTTGAGCTAATTCAATAGATTTAGAATAATCTGCTGATACTCCATATCCACCTACAAACAATTGATGAGGGAACTTAGCATCAAAATTCATATGTTTGACATATGCTTTTGTAAATGCAGAATTTGCATTATCGCCATACTGATCTGTAAATACAAAACTATAATCTAAACCTACAATTTGATCAAGAACTGCTTCAAAATTAGCTTGATTATAAGTTTCTGTACCTCCTGATGCTAATGTAAATACATTCAATAAATCAGTTACATCACTTTCTGATACAGTTCCATCATCTTTAGCTTTAGAAGTAGGATCAAGCTGGAATGCTTGTGCAAAAGTAGAATCTGTCTTAGCCCAATCGATAAGAGTATTGATATTATCAAATTCAGGTGATTGAATTACAAGTGTCGGTGTAGAAGCTAAAGCTGAAATTTCACCATAAGGTAATCCATCTTCTGCAGTTCCAGTATAAGAACCAACATAAAAACTCATAATCCATTTGCTGGTATCTTCTACACCAGGTGTGATCACATAACCATAACCAGTAGCTAAATTATCACCTTCTTTAACTCCATTTGCAACTGTTCCTTCATCAAGAGTATTAACTACGAAAGTTCCTCCTGCTGTAGAAGTGAATGTCATTTTTGCAGGTTTTGTTTCTGCTGCTCTTACAAAAAGAATTTCAGAAACACCTATTGCTGCAGGATTACTCAGATCAGGAGTAAATAAAGCTTCAGCAATCTTCCAATACATACCTCCTTTTACAAAAGAACGAAAATCAGAAATGTTGTCAAATGCATATATAGAATCTTGACCTTGAGAAATTGTTCCATTGATACCAGCTCCACCTCCAAAACCAGCTCCAAATTCACCTGTATCTATAATAAGAACTTTTCCATAATCAAGATTTCGTGCAGGATTGTTTTCTCCCGATACTATCGTTGAATAAGCTCCAGGAAGAGTTATCTGACGATTTGAAAAGACTATCGTACTTGGCATATAAATTTACTTTTTAATTAAACGAATTCATATATGATTTGATTCCTTCAATTCTTTCTAAATAATTTTCAGGAACCTTACATTTCTTTTTATTTCTATTTTCTTCTTTCCATAAAGGTTGTAGATTCATATAATGAAAACAAATTCTCATGTCTCCGTTAACCTTTCGAAAGTAAGAAACTGGAATGATATGATCAATATCCCATTGGTCTCTATTTTCCCAAGTCATTCCTGGTTGAAATTTAGATTCTAAATAAGATTTAAACTGTTCCCAAGAACAACCTAAAATTTCTTCAGAACCCCAACCTTGTTTTCGAACACATTGACCTAATCGAGCTCTAAATCTTTGAGACATTGCAAAAGAAGGATCAGATTGTCTTTTATTCTTCATCCATTCTTTCTGCTTCCCATTCAACACTCTTTTTCTATTTTGACTTTTCTGAATCTCAAGAACTCTTTTATGACCTTCTTCACTATGAATATATTTCGAATGATGTTCTTTTACTTTCTTTCGAAATTCTTCATCTTCACGATATCTTTCTCTTTTATAAATCAATGTTTTCTCTAAATTATAATATCGTTTCCAAGGTTTTCTTATCTGATAGCATTCTTTGCAATAAGGACTTAATCCGTCATTACGTTGTTTATCCTTGTAAAAAGAATCTAACGGAAGTTCTTTTTTACAAGCACTACAAATTTTCAATCCTCTTTCAAAATCAGCTCTCGGCATAACAATATTTAATTTAAACACCTAAAGATAGAAACTTATTTTTACATCTGCAAATTAATAAGGTAAAATATTGCCAGAAGATAAAAATGTAGACATTAAACCTGCATCTGCAAATAAAACTTTACCTAATAAAGGTGTTTCTTCAATAGTAGGTACTTGTTCGTCTGAAGTCAAATTAAGTCCAATACTTCTCAAAAAAAATGGTAATGGTATTACATCTGCATTAATCATTACCTCTTTCATAGAAAATGATATTGATTGAAATGATTGGGCTAAAATATTATAACTACCAAGCAACAATGCATAAAGAATCTCACTCATTAATATAGATTCTAAGAAATTATCAGAAACACACATAATTTCAAATTCATAATTACGAGAATCTCTAAGAATCATTTTGCCTGTATGATCAAATTGACCAGTAAGTTTACCTATAGAATTGAACTCACTTGTTCTCTTACTTGGTTCTCTTACTACATAAGCAGGAGTTTTTGTTTTATCTTTAGGAAATTCAAGTAAAACTCTTAGATTTCTTGGATTTGCATCACTTCTCAAAAACAATTTTTTACCTTGTTCATAAAAATCAAAATTACCATCTTTTACTCCATAAAAAGTCTTGTATAAAAAAGTGTCTTCTTCTTTATTATTTTTATAATCTTCTTGAACAAAAAGAAGTAATCTTGTGATTATAGATTTGATTTGCGCAATTTGTAACATAACTATCTTTCTTTAAAAATTCTTTCTAAGGTTTCATCTATAGCCATATCTGCTACTGTAGATATATTAGCTAATTGTAATGCTCTATCCATTAATTTCTTAGCTGTGATACCTCCATTGAACCAACTGTTAGGATCTGATTTGTCACTTACTCTACGGAATGTCATATATTGACTTCTTCTCTCCTTATCAGAACTTGCTGCTTCAACTTTAACCAATCCTTCATATTTAGCAGCTTTATGAATATATTCAGGAACTTTTAATCCAGGCACATTAATTGCTTTTCTTGAACCTGGAAGTTGTTGATTTATGGGAAGTTGTTCTCTTTTAAGAGGCAATTGAGAATTCTTAGCTAAAGTATAAACATCTTGTGGTAAGATAGAACTAAATATTCCTGATTCTGCTATTGCTTCAGGTGTTGCATGTCGAAAAGGAACAGTTATATAAAATCCACCATTCTTCTTTTGTTTAGCTTTAGGCGAAGCAAGTAATCCTGGTTTTTCATCGAATGGTGGAGTTCCTTCTTCAACCATTAATGCTAAAGACGATTCTCTTGCAGATAAACCGAAAACAACTTCAAGTGGAGAAGTTCTTTCGATATACATTGCTTTTAAATATTCCTGACGAGATTTACTAAGTTCACTTCCTACTAAATTTCTCCATCTTTCATAGTATTCTTGTACTACACGATCAATAATCGCTGCACCAAGTAAATTAGTTTCTTCTCCTGATAAACTAAATTCACCAACTATTTCGTCAAGATCTATTTTAATAGGGAGCATTATACATCATCATTAATTATTGTACCACTTCCATCGAAATTAGGTTTATCTGTTGCTATTAAATGAGTTAATCTTACAATTGCTTGTACAGGTAATTGAATTTTCTTTTGTTGTCCTGAAACTTTATCTGTATTCCATGAAGCTCTTATGAAGTGCGGTAAATCAATTGTATGTCCTTCCACAAAATGTTTATAATAAACGCTTATATAACCATTTTCAGGTATTTCATCTATATCTAAAATCAAGCAATAAGGATTATCTTCGCTTATATGAGAATTCGTAGTTTTCTTCAGTTTTTTATCAGAAGCTTCAAAAGAATAAAGAGCTAATAGTTCTTGTATTTTGTATGTTGTAAAAACAAAATAAACACCATCATTTTCTCTTATTTTCAAATTCTCACTAAAATAAGAATATTCTGTTAAAAAAGTAACTCTATCATAATAGGAAAGATTTGCTTTATCAACATCCATTACAGTCACAGCATAAGTTCCTAATAATTCAGATGACCAATTCTTATATTGAGTTGTTTGATTTATACCTGTAATAAGAGCTTTTGTCTTTACAGGATTTACATAAAAATAACCTGTACCAAAACAATTCTGACAATCAAGTAATGCAGCTTCTTCTCCATGACAAGGACAACGTAAAGCTTTTTCTAATAACACTTCGTAGCCTTTGGCCCACACAGCCTGGTCGAAGTCCGGCTTTATAAATTCAGGTCTAAAATTACTATAACCTGGAGAAGTTTGTTGTAATATGTTTCTACTTTCTGCCATAATTATAAATACTTTTGAACTTTAGGGGATCTTTTCGCTTTACAAATTTTCTCATTCAAAATAAGAGGATTTGAATCATATTCTTCTTTGAAAATAAAAATAAATCCTCGAATTTGTGAATATTGATGTTTGCAACACGCTGTAATATTTGATTGATCGATTTGAAAATCTATATGCGCTTGCCATCTATTTTCATATTCTCTTATTTTTTCTCCTTTTAAATTGAAAACTATAATACTTTCATTCTTTCTTTTTAATTTCTTACGATCTTCGTAAAATTGTAAACGATTTTTTAATATAGAAGGATTTTCTTCATAATCCTTTTTAAAAATGAAAATGAATCCATTAAATGAAGCATATTTTCCTCTACATGTAGCTGTTACTGAACTACTATCGTAATTTAATTCTCTTTTAATTTGTCCTGAACTCAACCATTCTTTTATAAAATTACCTTGACAATCAAATTGTAATATTTCCCATCTTATAGAACGAGATAAACTAAATTTTAATTTCAATTCTTCAGAACATTTTATCCCTTTATTCCAAACAGTAGAGTGTTCTCTTAACTTTCGAATTTTCTTTGAAATCTTTTTACGAGTTTCTTCTGTCATATGACTTTGTCCGTCTCCTCCAAATGTATTATTTGTCAAATCAAAGCCAAAAGATTTAAAAAGTGAAATGTAATGAATTTCCCAAAAATTAGCATTTTCTCTACTTACAATATCAATAATATTCATTATCGGTCTAACACCTTTCTTCTTCAAAGATTTAATCCAATTTCCTTTACGTCCTCCTTTTTCATTTACATTCGGATATAAATGTCCAGACAATCTTCTTTTCGGATCAATCGTTTTACCTATATACCGAACATTACCTTCAGGATATTCTAAACTATAAATAAAAGCACTATCTTTATATTTTTCTTTTTCTGCTTTAGTCATAATGTTGAATTTTCTATAAAAATATTACTTTTTCTTATTAATAACAACTTCTGCGATAATTTAAAATACTCTAAATTTAGGTTGATCATAAACGAGTCTTATCCTTTTAGCGGTTTCTTCGATTTGTTTTGTATAAGATAAAATTCTCGCTCCATAACCCGCATTGGTTGCTGAAATTGAAGTTGAAATACTTTGACTTAATCCATCTATACTTAACGATTGACCTGCAATACCTGCAGTTCCTAATATTAAATCTCCAGCAACATCTAAAGCTGGAATACTTGCCAACATTCCTACTACATTTAATAAATCCATAGGTAAGTTATCAATATCCCAACCTGTAATATATTGTACTCTCCAATAATCAGGAATATTATCAAATCTCTGCATTCCAACTTGTGATGTAATACCTGTTAAAATTACTTGAGCATTACCTTGAGTTGTAGATGATCCTGTAGGAACAACACTTATTCTTCTTTTACCTTGGTTCATCGCTGTATCATATTCACAGAACAACCATCCTTGTGGATAAATTATTTGTTCCATTTTGTTCAGCATACCTATCATAGATAAAGGTTCTCGTACAGGATAATTTGTCAGAAGAATAGGAAATTCTTGCCAATAATCTTGTCTATAATAAGGAAGAGTTTGGTCAACTAACTGTTTACAAAATCGAAGATTGAACCAATTCTCAACCTGCTTTTGAGCCATTTCGATATATCTTCGAATAGATTCATTCGAAAATGAAGTTCCTTGTCCTCCATCTATCTTTATACCAAATAAATACATAGCCCATATTTCAGCAACAGAAAAAACTAAGCCTGAATTCTTTTTGTATTTTATTGTAAATGTTAGTTGACCCATATTTCTTTATTTTATTTTTGACAAAATCATAATAATAATTTCATCTTTAGTCTTTCCTTCTAAATCTTCATCTGTATATTGACCACCATCCTCACTTTTAGCAACATTAATCAACTCATCTTTCTTCATTGATTTGAGATCTTTTAAAAGTTCACTGTCAATATTTTGATCTTCTTTTATTTCTTCAACTTTAGGTTTTTCTTCAGAACCCTTTTTAGTATTTTTCATTTCTTCAACAACTGCTTTCCAATTAGAAATTTCTTTATCCTTTTGATCAATTGTAATTTTCTGAGCTTCTATAATACCTTTTAATCTTACAATTTCATCTTCGTATTCTTTGTAATTTTCTTTTATTTCGCTACGAATAGAATCTTCGAATTTTGTTTTATATTCAGGTTCATCTCCTTCTTTATAAATATTAGGGAATTTCTTATCACAGATTTCTTTCCAAAGTTTTTCGTCAATTTCTGCAATACCATTTTGAAACTGAATCACACCGTTACTAAAAACCAAACGGTGATTTACGTAAATACGACTTTTTACTTTCATAATAACAAATTTAAAATAAAAGAGGAAGGAGTTTACTTCTCCCTCCTCTTGTGATTAAGTGAACTTTTTATATCTAATTACAAACCTTCTTCACCAATATTTACAATACGAACGATCTTAGCAGGTTGGTAATAAACCGGAGTACCGTAGTTCAAAATTGCAAATCTACGAGACGGAGCTGTAACAGCAAAATCCATCTTCATAGTATCAGCAAACTGCAGATATTCGTTAATCTGATTGTCATTGTAATAAACCAATGCAGATTTGGTACCAGCAATAATACGGTTACGGTCTCTTACACAATTAGCAGCAGCAGCATCATATCCAGTTGCCATCTGATTAGCAGGAACTTCGAAGATAGGATAATATTCAGTATTAGCATTTAATACTGCATTTTTCTTCGTACGATAGATAACGAAGCTGGTTGCTTGATATGCACCACCTACACCTGCAGTAAATCCAAATTCAACTGATTCAGTTGAGGCAACTGCTTGTGCACCACCAGTTGTTACATTCAACGGAGCAGATTCACCATAACGGTTCTTAGCTGTTACAAGATAACCATAAGAACCAGCATGTTGACCAAAATTAGTCTTAATATCTGCTGCATTAACTTTGATTACTGTTCCTTGTACCGGAGTAAGAGGAGCTTTCGCTGAAGTAGCTTGTTTACCTGAAGTAATAGGTTTACGTTCATCAAAGAAACGGTCATTCTTGATATCAATCTTACCAAACTGAGTAGTAACATTATTTACAGATTGACCCATTGTTGCGCCTGTAACAGAACCGCCTAAACCAACAATAACACGTTTACTTTCATGGAATTGTTTTACATAATTGTTAAATACAATCGGATTAGAAATAATTCGATCGATATAACCGTTATAAACATTAACCACTACATTAGCAGCGTCCTGAATCAAAGAATCATTCAAAACTTGACCTTGAGCATCAATTACAGCCGGAGAATTGAAATAAGTATCAAGCAACTGTTCAGCAGTCTTACCTTCTGCAGTACCACCATCCATCTCATTCAAACCAAGCAAATGTTGACGGAAGAAACCATCAAATTGTTCAGGAACACAAGTTGAATCAGCGTCTACCAAACGAGCATCGATAATTGTCTGCAAAAGAATAGTCTTATTTTCAACTTCCTTTGTATACATATTCATATTACCGGCAAGTTTTGCTAAAGTAGCAGGATGAGTAACTTGACCTGTTACACCCATATACTTGGTCAAAATTGACTTACGTCTGTATTGAGAATCTGTTTCTTCCGGAGTCTCACCTTCAGTATTAAAGATACCAACTTCTTCACCATATTTATACAATTGATTATATTGATGAACGTTGTTGTCAATCTTATGTTTCGGCATTTCCATGTAGTATACCAACTGATTTAAACGGTTAGTCAAGATTTTCAAAACTGAATCCAAAGACTCAACTTTCAAACCACCACCGTTATTAATCATATTGTTATATTGCATACCGGTCATAGAACCAGCTTCCATGGCTTTCAATACTTCCTGTGCAGAGATGCCATCCATCAAATCTACACCATTACCACTTTGATTGTAATTATATAAATCCATATATTTTATTTATTAAATTTTTAACGAATTATTTTACAAACTTAATACCCTTACCATACATATAACGTGCAAGATCTTCGCCTACCATTTCAGCTTCAGGATTCATCATAAACGCTAATGCGTCAGATTCTAAAGATTTCTTAATAGCATCATCTTTAACTCCATCAAGAGCTTTTGAAATAGCTTGTGAAGCAATAGCACGTTGAGTTATAATATTAATTTCTGTTCTACCTTTTTCGTCTTTTTCTAAAGACATTGATTTCTGAATAGCAGAAAGATTATTCAAACCTTCAGAACGGAAAGCAGGAGTCTGATTCTTCAAAGAGGAAACTTCTTCTTTCAATCCTTCGATTGATTTCTGAAGACCTTCAAACAAAGGAACTATTACACCAAAAGATTTTGTAAAGGTTTCTTCGATTGATTTCTGAAGACCTTCTGCATTTTTATCTTCTGCAGTATCCTTTTCATCATCTTTTACTTTTTCTTCTTTTTCAACAGCTTCTTTTTCGAGCTTATCAATATCTTTTTCTTCTTTTGTTTCAGATTCATGATCTCCTGTAGCTGCTACATTTTCAGATTTCAAAATAATTTCACCTGAAGCAATTGCTTTTTCAATATAATCATCTGAAAAACCTACACTTTTCAAAAGTTGAACTGTAGGATCTTTTAAAACTTTTTCGTCCATATTATTTATAAATTATATTTGTTTACGTAAAAATAAAAACTATGTTTCATATATCAAATTATTTCATTGAATTTTGAATAAAATCCTTCAAAATATCGAGAGATATATGTCCCTCTAAATAACTTTTGTAAAGATTCTTAAAGATTTCATCATCTTTAGAATTAAGTTTTGAAATCTTTATTTTGAAATCTTTATCTATAGTTATCAAATGACCATCTTTTTCTAATTCAAGAAGAATTTGTGTAGTATTAAAATCTTTATTAGATTCAAAATCACAATCTACATAATCCTTCGTTTGTTTGCCCTTTACTAAATCAGCAAATGTATTAGCATTGACAGGAGTCATTGTCATAGCTATATTAGTAACAAGAGCTTTCTTAATTTTTTTAGGATTGTTCTTATCTCTTTCTAATGCTTTTCCTTCAATACTAAAACCAGGTTTACGATCTGCACCCGATTCTTTCATTTCTAATGCTTTATCATAAAACGCTCTTGCTTCAGGAGATTTTTTCCACAATTGACATTTTACGTAAAACTTATTGTCAGTAATTTTTGCTGACAAAGGATTGCCAATCCAAAAACGAGATTTATTTATAGGAGATCTTGTAGTTAGATGATCAAGATTAATTAATCCATGTTTTAAAAAACGGTCAATGATGAAACCATTAGGCTCCATTGATTCACCTTCACTATCTTCAGATGCATCTGAAGCTAATCCTTCGAAGATCATCCTTTCATATCTCCTATCATCCCCTACAGGATAATTTAAAGGATTAAAGTCAGACTTAAAAAAATCTGCTTCTGTGAAAAAATTAAATTTTGAACCAGTTTCAAACATCTTATATTTTTACTTAATCGCCGAATCTAAAAACTTATCAATTAAATCATCGATTTCTTTATATCTTCTTACTCTCATCCAATCTTTTTCTAATACTTTTTTCTTTGTGCCCATAATAGCGCCAAAAATAGCTGCATTAGTATCTGTATCTTCACCAAGATTTACAACTCGGCATAAATCTTCAAAGAGAGTAGAATTTTTGTTCTCTCGTGCTAAATAATTATCAATTACGAGATTATATGTATTTATAACATCACCAGCATTTTGATAATTATTTACTTCAAGATTTTCTGTTGGTAAATCTCGTAACAATTTTTTAAGTACGCAACAAAAATCAGAACCAAACTTAAAACAATTCTTATTATTGTGAGTATAACTACAAAACATTTCAAAAAATTCTTTCGTATAATCATCAGAATCATTCAGAGTAACTATTGCTATAGGAAGTGAATAAAATAAAGCACCGTTACCCATTCTATCACTTTCTTTGCATCCTCCTTGTTGAATTGATCGACAAGTTTGTCCTCCTATATCAAAACAATAACTTCCAGCATTAAAACCTTTATCTTTATACCATAAATTTAAGTTTTTTCTGAATTGTTTAAATCTTTCAAGATTGGTTTTACCTTTATAAGAAAAAGCTTCAATCAAACAAAGTAAAATAGATGTATCATCCGACCAAGTTCCTGTTATTTGATTATGAAATCCTCCTGAAGAAAAATCATTACAATGAAATGATCCTTCTTTTCTAAATTCAAAAGGAACTCCAAGTACATCACCTATAATATAAGCCCTGATACTATTTTTTATTTTTTCTTTCATTGTCAGTAAATTTCTTTGCATTCTTAATTGCTGTTTCAACCATCTTTTCAGTTAATTCTTTTCTCTCTTCTTCAGTCGCTCTATGAACAATACTTACACCACTTGTATCATTCCATCTTGAATTTTTTCTCATAACTTTTCTTTTTAATTATCTAAAGATACTACTTTTTGACCACACATACAACATTTCTTTAAAAATTATACAAGTTCGACTACAATTGAATTTGTTCCTTTAGCAATAACTTTATATTTAGAATTCTTTTGAACTAAATATTCATATTCAAAGTCATTATTAATATTAGAAATTTTATCTCCTTTCTTTGCTAAAAGAGTAATTTGAATATCATTACCAAAAGATGAAATTTGATCTAAAGAAAATGAAGTAAAACTTTTATCTTCTATAACATCGCCTACATTTGCTTCTAACCATTGATTTAAATTATTTATATTATCACTATCAACTGACATTCTTCTATTTAAAACAACATTATCTTTAATAGGATTTTTATCTATAAAAGAAGATATAGTTGATGAAATTTGTTCTACAGTTGTATTCTTTTCTTTGCCAATATTAACTGCACGAACACTATTGTAACCCATATCCATGTAATATTCTAATGCTTTTTTCTCAACTAAATTAGGTGTAGATTTTTTAGCATAATAAAATTTCCTTTTATCATCCTGATTGTCAAAATGTTTATATTTTTTGTTATTGTATATAGAATACAACATGCCATTTGCAATAGGTAGATAACCTTGATTTATTAATTCTCTATTTAAAACCATCTTAGAATCAGGTGTAAATCCGCTATAAACATGTAAAATCTTATTAAAATTTTGACTTTCTATATAAGATTTTATTTCATTTAACTTTTTCTCGGGGAAATCTTTGATATCGTTTTCATATTCTACAAATGCTTTGTTAAATCTATCTATTTGATCTTTTGTTAGATTTTCTTTTTCAGAATTTCGTCTTAAAACATATTCGTTATATTCTCCTTTGTCTTTGAAATTCAAAATAGTCTTTTTATCTTTTTCTTGATCTTGAATATTATTTTCTTCTTTATCTTCTATTTTTGAAAATTGTTTGTTAAATTCTTCTTTAATACGTTTCTTAAAATCAACTAACGATTCATAAGGTTTCGATTCTAATTTGAATCCTGGAGAGCTGGCTTTATATTGATTATCACCTTTCATCTTAATCACAATTGTTTTACCATCTTGTTTCACGTAAGTCTGAGTGATTTTCTTAAAACCATTCAATTCATTAAGTTTTTCATCTATCTTAGAAGTAATATCTTCTTTTAACTTATCAAGTTTCTTATCTAAAGTTTCTTCAGTAAGACTTTCAGATTTCTTCTGTTTCTGAGATTCTAATTTATCCTTAATCTTACCTAATACTTCTTCACCAAGATCTATTTCACCTTTTTCTTGTGCAGCTAAAAGTCTTTGTAAAGCATCTGTTATTCCTGTATTAGAATTATTCTCTTCTTTAGGATTTCTTTTATTTAATTCTTCTTGTGCAGCTTGTTTAACTTCAGGTAAAGCATCTTTATCGTTTATCGCTGCTTGAAGTTGTTCATCACTTGCTTTAGAAGCATATGAATTTACATCGTTTACTTTAGAAGATGTTTTATCTGTTTGATCATCTTCTTTTTTAGCTTTCTTAGCACCACTTTTTGGTTTCCAACCATTTTCAGTTTTGATATAAGTCTTACCATTACTGTAGGTCCTCTCTGTACCAATAGGTGCACCTTTCTTACTCTTTTCTATAATTTCGTCCACAAATTGTTGCATATCATTCATATTAGTCGTACCTTTAGGCAGTGAAAGAGAACATTGAGAGATAACAGAATTAGTCTGACCCTTCTCAAGATGATTCTTACGAGAATTCACAGAAGAGTTACAAGGGCAGAATGTAACTTGGTCTCTTTCTAAAGCAGTTTCTTCGGAGACTGCTTTTCTTATTTTGTCTTCTTCTTTTCGAGAAGTATCATAAGATGTTAATACCCAAAGTTTTTCTTTTAATGTATCATTTTTATCGTAAACAAGAGTTTTTCTTAGTGTTAATCTATAATCTTTCTTATAAATATTAACCTTACCTCCATCATTATAATATTGTCCAATTTTTCCAGTTCTTAATAAATCAACGATAACATCTCTCATTTCATCTAAAGAAGAAAAACCATCTGCACGTACAAAATGTTTATTTCTAATATGACAAAGACCTCCTTTGTTATTGCCATATACAATATCTATCTTTCCAAGACCTTCTCTTTCTATAGCTCCAATTACTTGACCATTTCTTTCTTTCAAAAGAAAATCAATAGCTTCTTTAGGTTTATTCTCAAATTGAGAATAATTTTTACCAAAAAATTTTCCTTCTTCTTCTTCAAGTTTTGCACCATTTTTAGATAATGGTTTCCAACTACCGTCAGGTTGTTTTTGATATTTTACACCATTACTATGCACTCTTATCTCACCAACAGAAGCTCTACGAGCTTTCATCAGTTCATCAAATCTACTTTGAAATTCTATATCAAAATTTTCACTAACCATAATCTCAAATTATTAATAAATACAAAAAGATAGTCTTGATTGGATCTCCTCAGCACGGGCAAATTCCTTGCAGGAAACATCTAATAAAGACTATCTTACGAATTTTTAATGAAGTTGTAGACGATACTTTGTTTGTTTCAAAGTAGCTAAGAAGTCCTCTATCCAAGACATTTCACCAACATAATCAATGTTATCTTTGATAGCTTCATGGAAATCTTTTGTACGTTCAATGATTAAATCAATCAATTCAATAGGTTCGTTTTCTTCAATCTCTTCACCATTAACTTCATCATCTCCAAAACGACCAAATCCACTTTGACCGGCTTCCATTATCTTATCTTCGTAATCAGATAATTCATCAATTAAATCATCAAGATAAACATGTTTAGAATTATCTAATTCTCCCCAATGAATATTTTTCGTTCTTGTTTTTACTCCTTCAAGAAAATTAGCATAATCTACAAAAACACCGTACATCAAATCTTTCGCTTTTTCAATTTGAGAACCATCGTCTAAAGAAGGATCACTCCAGGCTTCTTCTCTAATCTCATTAATGCCCCAAGATTTTTCAATTTCTTCCTGTTGATCAAGAACGTTATTAATATCAAGTTTGCCGGATTCTCTCATTTCATTAACTAATGACTTAAACATTTGAGCTTGATCCAAATCATTAAAATCAATCAGAAGTTTAAATCCTTCAATATCTCCTTCTATTGATTTTTCAATTTGATCTTCTATTTTAATTGAATCAATTCTATCCGGACCATCGCCATCCCAACTAACTTTATAATTACCACCTTCTTTTTCAGTTAAATCAGGGTCAAGAACTATTGTAAAAGAATGACCTGAACCACTTGCCTTTTTGAGATAATTTAAAATATTTTCTATACAGTTTCCACTATCAATACATTCAACAATGATTTTCTTTTTTAAACGAGATTTCTCAATCTTCTTTATCTCACCTTCAAGACTTTCTCTGTTTAAAGTAGCTGTATCGTTACAATCCATTGTCTTCTCAATATCTTTTTTCCATTCGTCAGGTAAAAGATTTTCAATTCCTAATTCTTTTGCTCTTTTTTTTATCCAAGCTTTTACTTTACTTTCAGACATATCTGAAGCTCCTACCAATCGAATTGCATCTTTCAAATCTTGAGAATTTCTAATAGGATACTTACCATTAGGCATGGCTTCACCTCTTTCTGCAAGATCCTTTCTTTCTTTATGAGAAAAATAGGTTTTATTGTTTGCTTTTTCAATCTCATCGGGATGTTGTTCACAATAAGATTTAAACACTTCTTCTGAAATATCTCCATTAAAATATGCTTTTTGAATTTTGATTAAATTTGAAGGGTGTCGTTCAAGACCAAGAATTTTCTTCAAATTATCTTTCATATCGAAAATAAATTCATAATCGTCTAACTCTGTTCCTGGTTCAATCCAAGCACTTCCAATTTCTTCTTCAGAATCAACAACTACAAAAGCAGGGGTTTCTTCGCTTACATGACCTATAAAATAATGAATTTCAAAATCCTTACCTGTTGCAACAGCTGTTTCAAAAAGAATATCTTCAGGAATATCTATACCGGTTTCTTCAAGCAACTCTCTTTGTGCTGCAGTACGAAAATCTTCACCAGCATCAACATGTCCTCCAGGAATACACCATTCGTCTGTATGATTACCTTGATCTCCAGCTCTTTGAAGAATCAATAATTTAGAACCTCTAAAAAGTAAAACATCTGCATAACGAACTTTACCTGTTTTAGCTTTAATGATGTCATTATAAATAGATTTAGAAATTTGTTTATCTTTATACATTATCTTAAAATCATATAAAGATTTCATATCTTTCAATATATCTACAATTTCTACATCATTTTCGAGTTTTATCATAGATTTCTCTATAGAAGTTTTCTCTTTATAAGCTTCTGAAATATTCTTAACATGATCTGAAATAAACTTCTTATTACGTTCTTCAACTTCCTTTCTATCTTCATCACTTAACGTTGAAATACTTTTCAAAACACTGTTCTGTTCTGAAAATTCTGCAGCAAGTTCATCTACTCTTAAAGAATTTTTATATGACTTTTCAAGCAACTGCTTGTATTCTTGAATCTTATCTTCTTTTGATTGAAGACCTAAAAACTTTTTTATATTCATAGCTATAATATTAATTTTCTGTTTAAAATTACAATATATTCTATATCAATCACCCTTTATACATATATTATTTGCATAAAAAGTAGAATTTTTCTTTACGAACTTTATATTATAAAGAATTTTATTAATAGTTTCCATCTTTTCAAGTCTATCAACAACAGCATTTTTACCGTTAAGATATTTGATCTTTGATCCTTTTTTCAAGTCTTTGACTTTAATTCCTTTCATACTATTTAAATGAAGAATGCTGTCACCTGAAATTCTTTCTAAGATTCCTTCTTTATCTGTATGATAATATACGTTATAAACATCTTCATCTATAGATGTTAATAATTGTTCTATAGAATAAATTCGATTGTATTTTTTATCACTTGTAACAACCAAATCACCTGGTCTCAAATCTTTTAAAAATTTTTCACCTTCAAATGTTTGAATTTCAATAAAACCCGAATTAAAGCCTTTCATACTATTTTTATTTTAAACGATAAATTCTTTATCACCAACATAAATTCTAACCTTACTTTCTCTCTGAATCTTTCTTTTATAATCTTTAGGAGGAATAAATGTTTTTAGTTCATCATCCCAAATATATCCTTTAGGAATATAACGAAGATTACATCTGCAAAACGGATGTTGTGGTCCAAGAACAGGTTTCCAATCTTTTCTTTTTAATCCTATATTATCACCATTAGCTATAAGGTCGATTAATTTAAAAATTCTGGGTTTTGATCCAATACCTTGAGTTGTATAAGCATAAATACAAGAAGAACAAGCTTGAGGATAAACCTCTTTATAAACAAGTGCTTCAGCTCCATGATTCTCCATAATTTGCTGAGCAACACCTATCTGATAAATACCTTGCATTTCTGTCTCAACAATCCTACCCCAATCTCTATTCCAATCTTCAAGTGAATGTCCTATATCACTCACTATACTTTGAATAGATTTCTTTTTAAGAACTCCTTCAATCATTTCTCTCTTGATTGTAGTATGTTCAAGTATTCTTTGTTGTTCGGTAAGTAATTTTATTTCTTCTTGTGATACAGCATTATTTATAATATCCTTCATTCTTGAACCCATACTTTTTATATAAGCATAAGAACGAGTAGCTGCTGCATTAAACATAGCTTTCTCAGTATTAGAGAGAGTTTTGAATTGTTTTCTTTCTATATACTGAGAAAAGTCGTTATAATCTATACTTTGAAGTTGAGATGGTGATAAAACACCTGATAACTTACCGAATAAATAAGATTGATAATATGGAGAAATCTTTCCTAATTCTTTTCTCCATTCAACATTATTCCTTTCAAGTAATATTTTATCCTCAGGAGTAAGTTGGTTGACTCCAAGAACATCGGCAATGATTTTAGCTAAACGAAAATCAATAATACCAAAAAGTCTTTGTATTTCGTTAGGAGTGAATATCATTTTATTAATTTCAACATTTCTTCAGTCAATGAATTCATCATATTATTCGTTTGAGTAGCTATCATAACTTGAGCTACTCCTTCATAACCGCATTGAACCTTTGGATATCTTATAGGATCTTTAACATGACGAACAATATCTGATTTCTTAGACATTTGTTGTACTTCAACACCTTTTATCCTTTTAACAAGATAATTCATAATCATTTACCAAAATTTTTACCAATATAATCAAATGCTGCCGTCATAATAGGATTATCAATTGATTTATATTTATCAAATGGATTAATTTCTTCATCCTGAGGTACACCTTCTTCACTCATTTCTCCAGGCACTGAACTTCCAAACATTTCTTGCTGTTGTTTTGATGCTTGAGCTTGTTGATAAACTTGATTTAAAATAATATCATTCTCAGAATCAAATTCTCTACCTGAATACTTTTTAAAGATATCTTGCATAGAAACCATACCTGATTCGAGTTTGATTTTATCAAGATTTACTTGAGTTTCTTCATCTTCAACTTCTATACCTGTGAATACAAATTCATAATCTTCATCTATTTCACTCACAATATATTTTGTGATGATATTTTCAAGAAAAATCAAAATAGGTTTGAGACCTTTTTCTCTACTATGTTGCAATCTCGCTTTTTGTCCATCTTGACCAAATATTTGTGCTTGATTTTTAAATGAAAAACCTAATTCAGAAGGATCAATTCTATATACAGAACAAACCATAATAACAAGAAACTGAGCCCATTCTTGATATTCCATTTCACGATTCGATTTATCTAAATCGATCCATTCGAGATCTATACCGTTAATAACAGGAGTTCGTTTTGCATTTCTAACGCCTGTCATCATTTGACTCCATGCTTGTCTGAATTCATTCATGTTTGAATCAGATATATTTGCATTCTTAACATTGATAAATCCTTTAGGAGTTGAACCTATTGAGAAATTATTCATATTATATTGAACGCTCCATAATATACCTGTAATAAGTTCAACTAATATCTCAAGTTCAGATGTACCATATCCATTCTTTCTAATATCAGAAGATTTATTTCTAATACCAAATCCAAGCTCCCAAGGATAATATAAAATAGGTTCTTTAGTCGTAGGATTAATAAGGATTTGATCGTCCCATGTCATACAGAATCTCGGTAAATAACCTTTAAAACGATAATCTTCTAATCGCTCTCTTTGCTTTGGATCGACACTATCTAAAAAACGAATCAAAGACGCATCTACAGCTCTATATTTTTTAATATTCCATCCTTTATCTCTTACAATTTCAAAAGCAAGTTGATCTAATGTAAGACTATCAAAAGCTATCTTTCGAACAAATGTTTGAAAATCATCAATATTATCCCATTTTTCATTAAAACCACTGTTCATCAGAAATTCAACAATCTCTTCGATCTTCTTTTTCTCATCACTTGAAATCTCTTTCTTTGATTCTTTAAACAAAGAAGTCTTTTTTCTGATAGTGAATCCTTCTTTTTGATCATCTTCTGAAAAATGAAGAAAGTTTTGTATTTGCTCGATACGTGTATTAACAATAGAACGAATAATATGTATATTACCCATTCTACGAAGAATTTCAAAAGATAAAATACCTTTTGAATCTTTAAATCCTTTACCGTTTCCTGACAGATCATTGGGATCGAAAAAGACTGACTGAATTCTTCCTGAATTAGGAGTTATTTCTCCTAAATAGAGGTTTGCTTTCATTATTTCTTCAGGATTATTTGAATTTAAAGATGCTTGTATTTTACTTTGAAATGCATACGGTATTGATTTTTGCAATCTATTCAATTCGTCTAACGAAAGGTCAGTCAGGCTATTAAAACCTGACTTTTCCTTTGTATTTATTCTTTTTCTCTTTCCCATATTATTATCCTGGTTGACCTGGTTGAGATAAACTAATTTCTATTTTTGAACCACCTTCTTGAGTTAAAGTAACTTTACCTAAACGACTTTCTGCAGCAGCATTTTCTGTAGCAGTTATTGAAACAACTTTACCCGAAACACTACATGAGAATCCTTCACCTTCTGCAACTGCAGTAAATGAAGCATCTTCAATTACTTCTGAAGAAACTTCGTTAATAAACTTTTCTTTATTAGAAGTGACTGTAATTTGCTTAGTTTCTTCAGCTGCAGTAAAAGCTAATGAAGTTACTCCTCCGTTTACACTAAAATCATATTCATAATGAATAGCCGATGCATTTTGATTTAATGTAATTTCAAGTGTATTTTGAGGATATTCTGTTTGTGTTACAATTACCTTACCAGTTCTTGGTTGATCGGTAGGATTTTCTGTTGCTGTGACTTCACCACTTTTACTTACAGTAAATCCTTCATCATCTGTTTCAAATGAAACTGGAGTACCTTCTTTAGAACTTGCTGGTTCATTATTTATAAATAACTGTTTATATGAAGTAACAATAATCTGATCTTTACCTCCTTCTGCAGAAAAATTTAAAGTATCTTCTTGAATTTCTAATTCGTATCTTAATTCTTCATTAAGAATATCTGCAAAAACAATCTCTTTATCAAATAAACCTTCAGGATATCCTTTCAAAACAATTCTATGTGAATGACATAGGTCTACAAATGAATTTATATTGTAAGTTGAACCAACTCTTATTACCAAACCAATAGAATTGAAATAATCTATATCTCCAATTGTATTCTCTGTAACAAATACATTCAATTGACCGTCAATACCATCAGTAACAACGGTCAATTGATGAAGATTATCTTCTGTTGTGAATAATAACTTTAACATAATCTTACTGTTCAACAGTTAATTCGAATTTTTGAATTCCACTTTCAGCAATAACAACAACATTTAAATCTTCTTTTGCTGCAAGACCTAAATCTTCTAAAGAAAATGTCATTTCAGTTTCACGTGATTTAAGAATAGCAATCAATCCTTTCTTATCACCACGAATATTTCCATAACGACCTGCTGATTCGTTCAATGTTACAGTATTAGGAAAGTGAATTTCAACTTCTTTTTTAGAAGGAATAGAAGTTCTAATTGTCAATACACATTCGTCATCTCCATTCCATTCTCCTTCTACACCAACAAGTTCATTTAAACCTTGTGGAGTAATTTCAAGAGTCAAACCTTTTGTTTCAGCAAAATCAACAAGTTCTTGATGCATTACAGAATGTCCTACTTTCCAAGGAAATCCAAGTTTCAAAAGTTCATTACTTCCTTCTACTTGTTCTTGAGTAGCAGAAACATCACCTGGAGAAACTATTCCTCTTATTTCAGTAATAAACACCTTTTTTTGATCACAACTACCATCAGTTACAACTACTGCATCAATATTATTATCTTCATCTATAAATCTGTAAAGTCTCATAATTCTTAACTTTTAAATTATTATACAAAATTGTTATTTAGAATTTCCATTTTCATCCCAATCTTTCAAAAACTTTCTTATTCTTTCAGGAATAAAATTAGGATGAACTTTTGCTAAATTTTCTATTATCGAAAATGCTTCGCGTATCATTAACGCTTGACAAACAAGTGTTCTAAATAAAGTAAATTGATCTTGTGAATCTCCTTGTATTGTAAAAGAACACATTACATTACCTACTATAAGAAGAATACTATAAATAATCAACTTTATAGGTAATCTTGCAAAGCCATTACTACTCAAATCCCTTTTTATAAAATGGTGCCATATAGAAGTCAATGTATCTATAACAATAAAAATGACCAACCAATTAAGGAACTCCCAGTCATTCCACAAATATTTTTCTATCCAGTCCATAATTGGTGCAATTGGCACAGCTATGATGAAAGGCCAATAATAGCTATACAGATACTTTCTTATATATTTTGAATTAGAAAGACGAGTCATTTGATCAAATCTTAATTATTTACGATTATCAGTTTCTGTCTCAGCTTTTATCTTAGCTTCCTTTTTAGCTACTTTAGCTTCGTTCTTCTTTTTACCCATCAATTTATCAAGTTCTTCTTCTGTTTTCTTGATATTTTCTTCAATCTTTTTATGTCGGTCGTGATAAAGAGTAAATGCATATTGAGAATAGTAATAATCTTTCTTCTTTTCAAGATTATCAAGTTCATTACGATGATGATCGAGTTCTTCTTTTAGAGAAGCAATTTCTCTACTTTTCTTATCATCGTTTTCTGTTTTTGACTCTTTATTCCCATCATTACTTTTTCTTTTTGGTCTCCAACCCCTTTCTGTTTTAACGTAAACTTTTCCACCATAAGTCTTTTCTGTACCAATAGGAAGAGCTTTTGCTTTTTCAATCGCATCTTCGTCTGCACAATTAATACCAGCAATACCCTTCAAAATATTCAAAGAAGTCTCTTTATAACGAAGAGAAGATTTATCATTTATAGACTTGAAAATACCGTCAGGTATTTCTACTGTCTCTACTTGAGTAGGTCTATAATAGACAAGACTCTTAGTCAAATCGTTTTCAACTACAATTGCTTTTTCAAGCATTGCATATTCTGCTGCTGCACAATAAGTCTCGAATTCGTTTAATTCACCTTTCTTAGATTTTTCAACCACATCATGTGAAAAAGCGTCAACTTGATTAGAATTAAAAGATTCAAAATTATTTTGTTCAATAAATTTATTGAACTCATCTCTTGTATATTCTCTGATTTCCATATAACTTACGTAATTTTAAATTTATTGCATAAAAGTAATCATAAATTTACGTATCTCAAACAATTATATTATAATTCTTATTTCATTTTCAGTCCTACACTTATCTCGAATCCTTTTAACCTTATCTAAAATGTTTAATAAATTGTGATTACATAGTATAATATTTTCAATTTCAATCAATTCATCTAATCTATCGTTCCTATAGAATTCATCAATTATTTTTACAATTTTCCTTTGAATTATTTCTTCTCCAATATTATCTGATATCTTGTATAATTGCGCTTTAACTCTATAATACGCTCTATAACAAGGATCTTGAATCAATTCTAATCTACTTTCACTATTATTTTTAGAACATTCACCATTATAACCTTTTCTATCGTATATCAATTTTTTACTCTTATGTACAGAACCTATTCTTCTTTCTACTTTAATATGAAAATGTTCGAGTATAATATTAAGCGCTTCATTAAGTTCTTTTCTACTATTAGGGGAAAATATTGTTTTCGTTCTTGTTCCTTTATGTTTACGAATCAACTCATCATTAGGATTTTTACTTCTATATCTAAAATATTTCTTTAGTTGTGGTATTCTTTGACTTATTTCTTCGAATTTATGCAGTATATTCCTTGCTTTATATATAGATAAGCCTGTTTTTGATGCAATATATTCAACACTTTCATAATGTTGAAATTTAGATGCCATTTTTTCTGCTTTTTCAAATGGATTATCATCCTTCTTAATAGGTAAGATGTATTTTGTTATTCCGTATTTTGCACTTATAAGGCATTCTATCACTTCCAATTCCTCTATACCAAAATGATATAATTCATCTTTGATCCTAAAAGTAGCTCTCATTGGATTAGTAAGATTGTGAAAATAAATTCTATTCTTATAATATTTATAATCACCGTTTTCATCTTTCCATTCACTTTGTTCTTCCGGTAGAGGGTCTTCTTTTAAGATTTCAACATAAACTTCTCCTTTTTCAAACTTTAATCTTATAAGATTGTAAGTATAAGTGAATTCTAATAAGATTTTCTTTACCTTATCTGTAGATAACATTAATTCTTGGGAGATTAGATCAATTAGATCTTTCTTAGAAGAGAACTTTCTGCAAGGATAATCTTCAACCATTCCTGCAATCATCATCAGGATTTTAAAAACTTGCCTTTCGGCTATATTATATATTTTTTTATTCATGTTATTTTTTGATTTTTTAGTGTTGTAAAGATAGATAGAATTCTTCAATCTACAACCTATAAAAAGAAAAATCTGAGTAACGCTTTACTCAGATCAATTTCTTTACTAAAAAACCAAAAAATTATTATGAACAAAATTTCTTTTGCCGAAAGTAAGCCTCGCGGCTTTCTGAGTGTAAAGATACTACCTTTTTTCATATCTGCAATCGATAGAGTGTAAATCTCTGTCACTCTCATTTATTCTTTAATCTATTCTTAATCCCTTTATTTATGCAGGATTGAAGATTTCTGAAAATCTATTATATAACATAATTCTATGTAATAGGATTTTCTCTTATCTTTCTTATATTCCTAATAAAAAGAATAAATATAATTATTAAACTCCTTATTCTTATAAGGAATATAATAGAGTTTAATTTCTCCTCAATCCCGCATAAATAGGAAGTTATAAGAGAAGAGGAAGGATTAGTATCAAAAACATAAAAAGCAAAATGAAAAACCAAATAGGATTCAAAGGCTTTTTATCGTCATTATTCTCTACTTCTGAAATGTATTCAGATCTTTCTTGATCTATACGATCACTTTCTATTCGAGATGGTGAAGTAGAAGGTCTATTTGTCACCACTTCATTAACTTTTCTTTCTCCGACCATATAAAGTCCTAAGAAAGCAAGAAATGGTGAAAAGAAAATAGCAAGAATGACCCAACCTGTTTGACTTCGATTAAATCGTTCAGCATATTTGCTTACTGCCCATAATAAAAAGATTAATCCTGCTGCACTCCAAAGAATGCTAATCATACTAATAAGAAAAAAGTTTACTGGATTCATAATTTAAATTTTTAATTAGTTAATAAAATCTACTTGAATTTCTCCCGTTTCTATTTGTTTTATCAAGTCTCTTATATCCTCACTTACAAGACTTGATATTCTACCTATATAATCTTTAAAACCTAATAAATAAGTTTTATATTTTCCTTGATAGAAATCATTATATTTCTTCTGAGCTATCCAAGGATATGGAGCTTTAATAAAATGATAAGGTCCAACAATTTTATAGTAATAAGGATTTTGTTTAATAGAACCTACTAAGAAAATAGTAGGTTCTACAGATTCTACTTCAAAAGCTTCAATTGGATGAAGTATATGATAATCCATAATTTTTCTTGTTGAACGAGCTTGATGTTCGTTAATTTTTTCATAAATCATTCCATTGTAAGAAAAGAATTCTCCTACTTTAAGATCTTGAAATAATATCATATCAATATAATTTTAATAATTAGAAGTTCTTTGATGTGTACTGTTCATAATCTATTCTTACATATTTGTTTCAACCTCTCTAAATCTTTTCGTTTAGGCTCGTCTGCATTCTTAGTAGCGTCTATTATTGTCATATCACTAACCGTTGTACTCCATTGTTTCCTCGTTACAGGACTTGTATAAGTTACTTTGTAATGTCCATAACCTGATTGGATAAAATTAAAATCTGAAAGTTGTGTCTTTGTTTTCATAATTTCTTTATTTTTAGTTATCTTTCTTTTGATGCGATAAAGATACCACTTATTTTGGAGATAACAAACCTTTATCTATATTTATGGTCGAAATTAAGGACTTTTAATAAAACTCTATCAATCTCTCTAAGTCAGGAAGCAGTTTCTATAATACGTCTTTATATTATGTTTGATGGTGTTCAAGGAGGATCACCGATAATAAGATGGTTCACAGATAATGCAAGTGATAGAATAAGTGAAAATATTTGGACATTTATTGACGTTCCTTTAGGAACAGAATTGATTCTTGAGCCTCAATGTGAAGATTGTGAAATACATTTTGAAGATGATTACAGTCAAATACCGATCGGAGTAGACGGAAATTATTCAAGTAGTACAGATTTTGAGAATTATAGATATACAAATAGAGATGGTAGAGTTACAGGTAGAATACGACTTGGTTATAATATGGTTGAAGAAATGGTATTAACTATTTATTAAGAGTATATAATAGTCGGGTAACATGTTACCCGACTATTATACAATATATTAAGGATATTCAACTGTAAAATCCATTGCTATAGGATTTGTATATCCTTCAAAATAAACTAAAGCTCCAATTGTTGCTCCATTTACACGACTACTTAACTGAGCTTGTAAAAAAGATCCGTCACTAGCATGTATAGCACTCATATTTTCAATATATAAACCTCCTGTAGTTTTTGTTACTGTATATGACGATATTTTTGGCATTAAAGCAGCTACAGCTATTGGTGTAGTACTACCACTGGCAATAATTTTGAATGTATAACCGTATATAATATTACGTAACATATAATTATTAGGATTATCTACCTTTAGAACTGGTCCTGTTGAATCATTTATATAAACCTCAGAAGTTGCATAAGTACAATTAATTGCGACTAAGGTGGCTTGTGTCACTTCTCCAGCTTCCTGACTTAGAGAGATTGATAGAGTTTTACCACTACCTTGTTGAGAAAGAGTAAGTGTACCTGTTCTTTGTGAAGCAGTAGGATTATTTGCAGCTACTATATAAATTTCACTTGTATCATAGGAAGAAACAGAGAATGTACTATCTCCACTAATACTTGGTGTATATGGAACTGCTGCTACTTCTGTAGTTGGATTACCATTTATATATTTTTGTCTTATTGAATTTACTGCTATTCTTTTTGTTTCACCTGTTGCTATAAAGGAAAGACTTGTAGTAGCTGATGTAAATTCATGACTCCATGTAATAGAAGCTGCAGCCTGAGTAACACTAATAGTAAAAGTATTTCCACTAACACTCTGAGTAAAGACAACACTCCAACTTCTTGAACTTTCAACAACATTTTCTGTTACAGAGAAAGTCGTTCCTGATACAGTCAAACCTCCTCCTGGAGAAGATGATGAATAATCAAGATTTTCAGTACCAACTTGATGTCCATTAATATACTTCGTTCTATAAGAAGTAACTAAAATAGATTGACTATTTGCTGTCGCACCAAATGAAAGACTTATTGTTGATGGTGAGAATGTATAAGTATAAGTAGGAACTCCTGCAGCCTGAGTAAAGTTCACAGTAATTTCTTGGTTAGTAACAGACTGTTTAACACGAATATAACCTGATTTCTGTGATTCTGTCGTTTGATCTGCATTAGCATGTACTGAAACTGAATTTCCACTCACAGAATAAGTTGCCCAACTTGCATTGAATTCTGAAACTGACCAAGCAAGAGCTTCACCTCCAATTGTAGAGGTAACAGTAAAACTTTCACTACCAGTATTCTGAGGTAATTGAAATGAAGTTCTACTTACACTAAATGCAGCTTCAGCATATATGACATTATCCATAATAGGAATAGCAACATCTGAATAACTTCCCTCTATTCTTGCAAATGGAGAAGTATCTAAGATTTCTTTTTTTGTTAGAAATCTATCTGCACCACTACCACTCGGGAATTCAGGTATTTTATTATGAACGAGATTTCTCGTTGCAAATTCTTTACTCATATCATTAATCTTATATAAACGAATAAAAACAATCTTATCTATAAAGTAATTCGTGAAGAGTCAGATCTTTTTTCCTTCTTATAGAAACATTCATATATTTAGGAAAGTCAAGATTTTCTTCATTTAAAAAGTCAACGAATACTTGCCATGAAATCATATAAACAGAACCACAACGAAAATCCATCTTATACATTTTCCATAAAGGTTTATCCTCTTTAATAGAAATACATTTCAAAGGATCTTGTTCATCATTAGATTTAAAGTTCTCAACAAGTTTCATCTTACCAAACCAAGAAATATTATATCCAGGAATAAGAACAAGAATATCTTCTTTAGGATATTCAAGATATTCCTCAATTATCTTTACTTCTTCATCAGAGATAAGCATTCTATCTTTAATTTGAGAAAGGTATAGACGAAATCCTTTCATTTCGTCTACTACCCAATTATAACCTATTTTATAAGTACTCATAATTATAGAATTTCTTCATTTTTATTCCATTCTTCATTATTCAGGATGTTACCAAGTTCTCTACTGTTATGTTCGTAAACCGTTAGTTTATCCTCGTCAGTCAACACAGGATGCACAAAGTCATAATGAAGAATAACCTTACTTCTGTTCACACTCTTACGCGCATGCTCAGGTACTACTATTCCCTTTTGCAAACACCATTCTACTGTTACAATTACATATTTCATCCGTTTAATCTTTTAGTCCAAATTTCATTTAACTTTATCTTCTCTTGCTCTATTTCATCAGGAGTGAGAGATTTATCGTAGAGGGCGAAGTAATAGATAGCACCATACAGATAACGATTATCATTCTTCCTGGTATTCCCTAAATATAATATATCAGTATCTGTTCCTGTTCCTTTTGTTATATTAGTTCCATTATAGGATGTACTCGTCTGATATGATATCGAATCAGATTTTTCTACTAATATTGAAGATAAAGTACCAAACGAACGGCATTGATCATTTGTACTATTTTTAAGAAGTTCAAAAATGAAAGCACCAGTATCATAAGATAAACTCTTAGAAGCTACTACTGTTTCATTATCATTTTGTTTATCCCAAATCTGTCTCCTACATATCACTGTATAATCCGTTTGTATCGGCATATTGTCACATACAGCATAATCATCTACACCATCGAATACAAGAGAACCTGCGTTGTCGGGAAGAAATTCAACGGTTATAGTAGCTCCTATACAATTTGTGGTAGAAATAGTTATAGTATTATTCGTATTTCTTGTATAAGTTCCTTCATAAACACCATCTTCTGTTATATTAGTTATATAGTTGCCAATATCAACTTTACCTCCTTCAGGTATCCCAGCAACCCTAACCTTCACAATATTACCTACTGCACTAAATTGCGCTCCATCTATATACTGTAAGACTGATCCGGAACTTTCAGTGATATTTACGAAAGTATAAGTTAAATAGTCTACATCTATTCTTTCACAACGGTTCGTATCAGCCCATGTTCTCTTATTTACAGAATACTTCCCAAACCCACTACTTCCAGCAAACGCAAAGTTCTTCAGTACAAGTTCATGCCCCTTGTAACCCTTTATCGAAGCAGGAGGATTATCATTGCTGTATCCCGACATAAACCAAGCGTCAACAAGGGACTTATCAAATGAAATTTCTGATTCAGTTCCATGTACATGTCTAAATGGAATTCCTATACCTCTTCCTATCATACTATATACTCCTGATTAGATGAAAGTTTCTTATTATTAAAAACATAACATCTTGACATTTCATTACCAACCTATATTAAATTGTGCAGTCGTTCCATCTCTATATACCGTTTCCACTAAATAAGGAATAGGTAAACCAAGATTTGCAGTTACTTCTGCTTCAGAGATCGTATAATCTTCTCTACCACCAACAAGTCTTACTTTAATCGTACCTTCAGTAAGAGGTATAACATAGAAGTAATTAGGTCTATCCTCTTCTCCAAGAAAGGTTGTATCAAGATTGTCTACTATCATACCAATAGAGAATGCTCTTGAGATAGTCATAGATGAAACTATTCCATTTTGATTGACTATCGCTGTTCTATTATAACTTATATTTTTATTCATATCTTAAAAATTAACAATTGATTGATTTCCTAAATTTGAATATGGTTTTAAAATATATTGATTAGAAAGTAAATAACAGTTCGTTTCTAAAGCAACAGACACATCATAATATAATGTACTCGACATATCAATTTCAACAGCTAAATAACCTTCGTTAGAATTTGACGTATAAAGTACGCTGGGGAATATTGATGTATTAGTATGTTGAAGTACTTTAACATGAAGGTTATTTTCTATTACACAAAAGTAGAAAGTTAAAAAAGTCGCATTTGAATTTGATATCCTCTGAGTGATTGTAACCATACCTGAACAAGTATTTTCATTTGCGTTTAAAGGACATCTAAGAATATTATAATAATTTCTACTGCTAATAGATAAAGATCCTCTAACTCTATTTCTTTGATAAGCAGTTGCTTCGTTGTTTGTACAGGATAAAGTACCGTTTATGCATTGAATCACAAGTCTTTTTACTGTTAGAATATTAATATCGCTTTCAAATGGAAATGAAGACGACATATTTAAAATCCAATTTGAAGCATCAGTATAAGAACTTTTTACATTCCAAATTGAAGTTCTTGTATCGCTGGTTCCTAATGATACAATAGTTAAATCGTTACTTTTAGCTTTTAAAACCAAATCATTAATCTCATCCATTCTCCAACCTAAATTATCTAAAATTTGTTGATGAGAAAAACCAGTATTAATGTTTGATATATTTACACTAACATAATTAATATTAGCAAAATTATAAGATAATAAATCACTCGTAAGACTCATCGAACCAGCAGATAGAGTAAAAACTTCTTTTCTACTTGGATTATTAATATACTGAGGATTAGGTAAGTTAATGATAGTTAAAGTGTAATTATTCGCATCTTCATCTACAGTAGCACTAAAATTAAAACAAGATCTTGCTACTGTAAGAGAATTATTAGAAGATGATCCAAAATAAGGTGGAATGCCTTTTGATACCTTTTTACATATATTTTTAAATGCTTCTTCTCCGCCAAATGCACTAAGAATATCTGACGAAGAAGCTCCTGTTTTTAGAGAAGAAACAGCGTCAGGTATCAAAACCATTCCTCCTACTTCATTATTAAGAACTCGACCAATAGATTCATCTATCTCAGGTCCAGTATATAAACTATTATAATCGGCCATATTATATTAATTTTGTGAATATTCTGAACGTAAAGATAAGAAACATATTTAATATAAGAAACATATTTAATAAAAAACCGGATAATCTTTCTCAAGATCACCCGGTCAAACAACTTTTTATATAAAGATTCAAATCACAGAATGTTAAAAACGACAGAAACAATCATTCCGTATAAAATAAAAACAATAGTAAATGATACTGCAAATATACAATCATATATTTAATCAAACAACAATTACTCTATTTTTATATCAATTCTAAAGCTTCTTGCAAACCTGCTTCAAGTGCTTCTTCGTAGCTTTTATGTAAGAAAGGTCTGTTTGGCAATTCTATTATATTATGTTCCGGAATTGTTAGTATTCTATATACCCAATAATCTCCACGTATATAGGATATTTCGATATGTAAGTTCTTAACTTCACGCAGCCATTTTTGAACAAGAGATTGTGTAGGTTGAGAAAAGCATCGTTTTGGTAAATCATCATTTGACATATTGCTAATATCAACAAAATTTCTACACTCATTAAATCCTTTCTTTATCAGCATCTTCGCTGTTTCTAATGTTACAAGTTCTTCAGTCATAATAGTATTCATTTAAAACAATCCAACAACATAATTAATAAGTGCTGTTACTACAACAGCAATATATATTCTCAAGTATTTTTAGGTTTTTCTTTGTGTTCTTTTTGTCTTTTAGCTTTTTCACATGCTCGTTTTCTCGCAATTATAGGACAATCACAACTCTCATATCTATTATTATACCAACAACAATATTCACACTGGTGCATAATTATTCCTCCTTATCTATCTTAAGATCTGTTACTTTGGTTAATTTTACATTAAATACTGTTTCTTATATAAGTTTCTCTATCAATCATACCGTCTTTGGCTTCTTCTGCAAGTTCAAAGAATGTGAAAACATAACAAACGTGTTCTTCAATTTCTATACATATACCATCAGCTGGATAGTATTCACACGAAACTCTATCGTTCCAATCAATGTGTTTTTGAGCTTCTCTCGCTATCTTATCACAAGCTGATAGATATTTAGCATGTTTATTGTTTGCTTTTCTTATTTTATCAAATACATCACTTTTCATAACTTTTAATTGTTTAACATTTTTCTTTCACTGCCTAAAGATACGACTTATTTTGGAGATAACAAACGTTTATCTCCAAAATAATAAGGAATTATGAAATAATTTGATTTAACTCTTGATAATGTTCTTCTTTCATTCCAAAAACTTCAACACTTCCATCAAGTGGATCTAAAAGATAATCATAATCATGATCAGGTTGATTACAATATTCAATAATTCGATCGCGATCACATTCTGTAATGTTATAGAAGGTTACTGTTAGATAAGTATTCATATTAATTATTATTTTCGTTATAAGGTTCAATTTTTAAATTAGGTTCTTTTCTTCTTCTAAGCATTTGAGAACAACCTTTATAAGATCCATAATGGATCATTTTGCCAGTATTGGTATCTATTACACAAAAAAGATTTTGACCTTTCTCTCCTATGATAATCATAGAGTCAAAATAAGTGTTTTCTTTCGTTATACGATAGCGTAATTTAACTCTATCTCCTATATTAGGATAAGACTTTTTAGATCTAAAAAAATCTGTATTTAACGAAAAGAGTTGAGATCTATTAAGATATTTGAATTCAGGATTATCTTTAAGTTCTTGCGAGTCTATACGATATCTTGGAGGTAGATTTTCTTTTTGAAGTTTACTAACTACAACTCCTTCCCAAATGTGCCAATCAATCTTTCGATTTTTCTTAATCACTTTTTGCATTTTAAGAACCGTTCTTCTTCGAAGTTCCTGTTTTAGTTCTTCAGTAGTATAATCACTTAATTCTTTCATAACTTATTTGATTTTATATACTCCTCTTGAATAACGTTCAATTCTTCCTAAAGCAACTTGTTTAGACAAGAAATCGTCAACTATACTTCTTGACCATCTTGGATGGAGATTGAATTCATTTTCTATTTTACCAATCAATACTGTACGTCTTATTGTACTACCTTTTTCACTAAGAAATGATGATAGAAATTCTTTTTTATTCATATTTATTCTAATTATCAAAATCTTCTTCAAATGACTTCATCTCTTTTTCAATAATCTTTTTGAATTGTTGAGCATCTTCAAATCTTTCTTGTTTGACTGCTAATTCTAAAGATCCATTTAGAAGAGCAATATATTTAAGACGTGTACGTCTATCAATTTCTGTAGTTGAAAACGCTATTTGACTGTTAAATAGTGCAATATCTTTGATAAAGAAATATATTTTAAACAATATAAAACCTATACAAAGTAAAATAGCAAGAATTATAAATAAGAATATATTCGTCATATTATTAGATTTGTTTATTCATTACATTTATATAAAATACTATTGTAGGATATTTATCTTCAAGATTTTCAACAACTCTATACTTTATAAATCCATTATCTAAAAGAAATTGCGTTAATTTTTGAGACACTAAATGCTCCATTCTACTAATATTTCTTGCAAAATAAACAGTCTCTTTCATTGGTACTTCAATTCGATTTGATTTGTAGGTTAAAGTATTCACAACAATCTTATCTAAAGGTGAGTCGTAAAATCCAATTGGATTATCAATGAATTGAACACGATAAAGGTCTTGTTGAACAACTCCAGGAATTTGTATAAGTTTATCGTATTTCCAATTCTTATCAAAAAGTCTATCTATAAAAGGTTCAAGTTTATCTTTTATGAGTTTATAATCACTATAGACTTCGTTTTTACCTTCTTCATAAATAAGTTCTAAATCTTTTGTATTATTGAATAATACATGAAGAACTATCTTTACACGTTCTAAAAATTTATATTTTTTCATATTTCTACCTTTATATAATTACTAAAATCACAATACAAATACTTACACCAACCTCCTAACTTGTATTTATCGTTTACATATCTACAACAAGAAGTCCATTTATCTTTACGAATGATTTCATATACAATATTTTTATGAATAAAAACGTCTCCTTCTTTCAATTTAAATATCTCAATCATCTAAATATATAATTAATCAAATCGCTTATCCAAGTTAGAAATTGAATTGCCATAAAAAATATTACTACACTAAGAATAGCAATCATACTGTACCAAAACTTAACCCAAATCTCTCTATATTTTGCTTTCAAGACTTTCTTACCAAAACGTCCATGAATAAAGTTTTCAATTTTCGTCATCATAGCATCATTTTCTTTTACGTTGATCATTAATTTTATTTTCTCCCCAAAGTTTCCATACTCTATGTACATTAGTATAAGAACAACCAACAATCTTACTAATTTTATAATGTGACCAAGTAGGATGATCTTTCATCATTTGAAGAATATTTCTTGATTGTTCACCTTTAGGTGCATCGATTGTAGTCTTATAAACAGTCTTGTTCTTTTTCTCAGATGGAAGTTTTACAAGTGAAATGATATTCAAGAATTTATCTACCTTTGCAACAATAAATCCAAATTCATTAGCATTTATTGATTTAAATGCTTTGTCTAAAGCTTCTTTATCTTTGTAATGCAATTCGAATTCACCATTATTCTTCTGTAGAATAGAAGTAGGATTTTCATTGAGAAATGATTCAAGAGCTTCTTTATTAGTAGAAAGATTCTTCAGGTCTTCAAGATCCTTTCTCTCACACTCTTTTTCTTCAACGAGCTTTATAAACTCATCTTTCTTGTATTGCTTAACATTCTTAATGCCAAGTTCACTTGCTCTCTTTCTTAAAACTTCTACTGTTACATTCATCTTTTCCATAATTAGTTCGTTTTTAATTATTTTTCTTTCAATGCTTAAAGATACTATTTTGTTATGTCCTATGCAACACTTTTCGAAGAATTCTTCTAAAATTCAACAAAGATTAATCTATCAGAAGAGTCTACTTCTTTAAACCACATGTGATGTGAACCAAATCCATATTCAAAGAACATACTAAAATCGCCCTTCCAAGAATTATAACGTTCCTCAATTTCATTCATATTATTTCTCAATTCTTGTTCATTATTAGAATCAATAATTGCATTCAACACTTCTACATAAATCTCTACCGTAGTAATTAGCATTGTTTTTAATTTTCCTTCAATAATCGCTTTCATAATCTTCATTTTTAAGTTGTTATATCTCTTTCTTTTGATATTGTAAAGGTCCACTTTTTAATAATGTGGTCCAACAATTAGTGAATAAAATTTTCAATAATTTCGATAATTTCTTTTTGTTCACCTTTCTTCAATTTAGACCAAGCTAAATCAATAGACCAATCAGTAGAACAAAGAGAAATAGAAGAAGTTTTATTCATATCATAATAGATTACATCTACACCTAACGAATTATTAGGAAGATTAATAACACCAAATACTTTACCATTTTTAAGTGATCTTTCTGCTGCGATAAGCAATTGTTTAAATTCGTTTGATTTCATAATCTTTATTGTTTTAGTTATCGTTCCTTTTTCTTATGCCTAAAGATACACCTTCCTT